CCCCAGTCGAACGCCAGGTTCTGACCGAGTTTGACAATCCGGGAGGCTCGCAGAACAGGAGCCAGGTGACGCAGCTCCTGCCCTAGCTGACGGCAATCAAAGACATAAACCCTGTCAGGCAGCCCAATCTGCAGAAGTAGCAGTTGATCGACAATCGGGTTGAGCCCTGTCGTCTCCACGTCGACCGCAAGCATCCGCGCCTGGGCCAGTAGAGGTACCACCTCCTTGAGCTCGGATCCACTGGTCACAAGCTTGAAAGTTGTCGGCAAGCTCATGGAGAAGCGAAGGGGTCAGTAAGAAAAAAGAACCCATCGGACGGACCTCGTCCAGCAGGGCCAACGTGATCTCTCCGGTCTCATCGCACCACAGGGCAATAATCACACCCTCGCCTTCGGTCTCGGCAAAAAAGCTGCCGGGTTCTGAACAGCCCGTCACTACAGCAGAAAAGCAGCATCGCAGCGAAACTCTATCCGAACACGGTTGGATTAGCAACCAGGACCAAAGGCTTATGCGGAAAACGCATTCACCGCAGGAGGGTCCTCAAATCAATTCCTCCCAAGACGGAGGTTCACCTTCCAGGTCATAGGCGGAGAGGTCTAGGTCCCCCTCAACAGGCGGCTCCTCTACTCTCTCGCCAGAACTGTCTGATTTGGCAAATCCATTGCCCTCACTAGGATCTTCAAATCCGACAGGTTCGTCCTGTCTGATTAGCGATAGGTGCACCTGATCGACCTCGTCCGTAGATGGATGGGGTTTGGTAGCCGGATGGACGTTTTCTAATCCGACAGGTAGGGTTGTCTGATTAGCTGTCTGATTTGAGAAACTCAGTGCTGGAGCGGGTTCTTGCAAATCAGACACACTTTCATGGATATCTCCCCGCGAGGCAGCTGAAAGTTTTGTGTTTACTGCGGTAACCGCCGCGTAAACCTTCTCCCGCTTGCCCATCACCCGGTGTTGGCGCTCAGCGTCAAAAGACTCAATCAACCCACGTTTCCGAAGCCTGGTGAGGCTCTTCTCTATAGCCTTATCTCCCATAGGCCGCATCAGCAGCGCTTCCAGCTCCTTACGGGTCCTCAGGACGCCCTGAGCGGTGTCTTCCCGCAGCTGCCCAAGCACCTTGTCAATCACGGGCACAGAGCCGCCTTGCCGGACCCTACGGACTGGGGTGTAGTCCTCCAGATTCATGGTGAAGTCCTCGTTGAGGGTCGTCACGAGCTTGTCGCCTTCACGCCCGTTACGGCTCTTGCCGATGGTGATGACCCGCTTGCGGAACGACTCCGAGCCGTACTCGTCGCTCTCAACCTCCGTGTCATCCAGCTTTCGAATTGACCACGTCTCAGAGACGGCGTCGCGAATGGAGCTGTGTCCCCGGAAACCTCCCTGTTTGTTGTTGTGGTGAATGATCAGAAAGCAAGTAGCCGGCCAAAGCAACCCGTTGTTGTTCTCCAACCAATACAGCCCGGACGAGGCGATCTGCTTGTTGCCGTCAATGGTGGGCTGACTCGCGCTCAGGGAGTCGATGACCACCAGTGCCGGCTGGTAGCGATTGAGCTCATCAACCAACCGCTTCCGGTAGCTCATCCGGAAACCGTTCCACACCCGCAACCATGAATCCCGGTGGATGCCCTGGTCCTCGAACTGCTCCTCCAGGATCTCTGGGCTTTGATCAGCGTTGCACCAGAGCACTAAGCCCGAGCGCACCGGGACCTGCTCGCCTCGAATCATGAAAGGCAGCCCACGCCCAACGTGCTTGGCAATGACCTGGCAAGCCAGCGACTTGCCGCAACCCCCATCGCCGTGAAACAGAACCGTGTTGGGCCGCTTGAGCAGGTCAGGAATCAGATAGTCCGAACCCTTGATGAGCTTTCTCCGCTCCTCCGGCCCCACTGGGGTGCCACTGGTCTTGAAGTCGACGTCTTCCTGCAACGCCAACAAGATCTCGTCGGGCGTCATCCGGACGCCGTAATCGCTGGCAAGCTGCATCAGCTCCAGCCGCTGTTCCGCCGGGTTCCGGAACAGCTCGATGATGTTGTTGGCCGCCACCAAGAACGAAGGACCGCCAATGGGGTCGTACTTCTTGACCTCCTGGACCTTCTGGACATCGCGGAAGTCCTCGGGGTACTTGACGCCGACAGCGCCCGCGATCTCGATCAGATAGCCCTCAAGGGTTGCGCCAGCCGGATCGCCCACGTTGATGTCCCTGGTGCGAAGGGCATGTAGAAGCTGCAGCGCGTCGCCCCCCGTCTCTTCCTTATGGCAGTACCAGTTCAGGTTGGGCCACAGCGCAAAGCTCTTCCCACTGTTGCTGTCGTGAAACGGGCACCCACCAACGAGGACATCGCTGTTCCCACCTTCCGGCTTGAGGGGCTGAAAACCCTCCTCCCACACCTCTGAGTAGAAGATCTGGTCGAAGGCAGTCTCGTGAGAAACGAGCTTCTCCAGCAGGCCGCCCTCCATGAAGAAGTGACGACGCATCTGCCGGTTGGTGAATTCCGTCGCCGCGTCGCTTTTTTCCAGGTAGGAAGCCGGCAGAAAACTGTGGACCTCCTTTGGTTCGGCCTGGTCCATCAGGAAATTAACCAGCCACCCCGGAGCCGGAGCAACCTTCCCGTCGTTGTACGAAATCCACTCGTACGGCTGTTTGGTATCAGGGTGTTCGGACCCGGGGATGACGGAGTAGCAGCCGTTGTATCGAACACACACCTCTTCTTCTGTGCCCTTCAGCTCTTCGACCATCTGGGCCTTGGTAAAGCTGGAAAGCAGCCCGCGCAGGCTGTCGGGGACCTTGTACACCAACTGACGACGACCCGGGCGGCCACGCCAGGACATCGTTCCCGGCTCCTCGACACCAGGCCACTGCTCGCCAAGCAGCTCTTTAAAAGCCTCCTCAGCCAACGGACCGTCGATGTCGACAGCGATCAACCCGTTGCTGGCATCGCCTGTAACCACACCAATCCCAGTCCGATGGGTGAGCTCCTCCCACTTGGAAAGAGCCTCTTCAGGGGACAGAGGGTCCTTCGAGGTCCCCGCCCCAAAGGCGGCCTTGCCCCGCACGAGCACCCACTTCCAGTCGGGGGGAAGCATCTCCCGCCGCAACTGCTCAATCGCCGCCAAGCTAGGCCCGAACATAAATAGACGTCCATACGAGGTCATCGTACGGAGCCTGTCCAGTCCAGGATGGAGTCTCAAATGTGCGGCATGGCTTACAAAACCGTCCGTTACGGGCTAGCGTGCGGTCCTGACCAAGATTGAAGGTGCGGATCAATGCTTCAAACCGCCCCTCCTCGTCCAGACAGATCTGAGCTGGAAGAGGCGATGGACCAAGGCGCAATCGATTTTTCGCGTTGGTTCAGCCGGATCATGGACGGCAACGGCTGGTCACACCCAACCCTGGTGGGCCTCTGCAAGGCAGTCGCAGGAGACAAGGCTTTCCTGCACAGCAGTCAGATTGCTGGCCTGCGAGCGGCACGGCTCAAAAGCCCTGGGCCACGGAGTTTTGCCGCGCTCGAATACCTGTGGCGGGCCATCGACCAATACCAGAAAGGAAAGGCTGGCATCACTTTTGGGGGGCTTGCTCCACTGGTTGACAAGGCAGAGATCATGCGGGATCCGGACGGGCAACCCGCAACCCTGGGCTACATGGTCGAGGTATTCACAGGGCTCTTGCCTGTCCCAATCGACCTGGCCGCAGTGGATTTCAACGAGAACCAGGCCAAGATCATCAGTGACAATGCCGGCCGCCTGATCCGCCGAATGATGGTCCACAACAAGTGGGACCTAATTGACGACATCCACAGGGTGGCGGACAAGTTCTCGACAGAGACGGAGCTCCGCGCCGAGTTCCGCAACGTGATCGTGGGGCAGGCGGCCTGGTCCTCAGATGACCTCCAAGCTCGACTCACCGACCTGGCCAAGCTTCTCGGAAAGGTCTTTGAGTACCGGCGCACGGTGCCCGAACTGGCAGACGAACTCCTTAAGAAATACTGACGCATCCAAACGGGGTTGCCAGCCAGCTTCATCCCCTTTAAGATGGCGGCATTCGCATCCGCCCTATGCCCTCAAGGCAGTACGGGGAGGCGAAGCAACGGAGGACGGTCTGGCTTACGGATCACTCCTTCACGCTCCTATCTGGACTAGCAGAGCGATCCGGCCTCTCCCCTTCAGAGATGCTTGAGCGCCTACTACGCCAGTTGGAAGCTCTCACCAGTGTCATTGTTTCAGCCCCCATTCACCATGATTGTCACCACAAAACCCCGCACAACCACCAAAGCAGCAGTCAGCAGCTCAAGCTTCCTGCCGACCGCTCTCCGGACCCGACTGGAGAAGGAAAAGCAAGCAGCTCTTGAGCGTGCTGCATCCGCAGGCAATTACCTCCCCGTACCCAAAAACGGTGAGAAGGTCGAATTCCGAGTGATGTCTCCTTGCCGTTGGGGTTGGGAATGCTGGTACACCGAGGACGGCCCTGACGGCGAACGTCGCTCAGTGATTCGCTGGGACGCAGAAGCTCTGAACGAGCAGGGCTTTGACGAACCACCGGCAGAGGAAATTCCCGAGACCGCCCAGGTTCGCAAAGACGGTAGCCCCATCCTCAAGACCTTCGTGGCGATGGTTGTTTACAACTACGCCGAGAGCCGTTTTCAGATCTGGAATTTCACCCAGGTCTCGATCCGTGAACAGTTCGAAAAGTTCTGCGAGAACCCCCGCTACGGCGATCCTCGCGGTTACGACATTGAATGGTCCCGCAAGGGTTCAACCCTGAACGACACCGTTCACACTCTGATTGCTCTCCCTCCCGAAGAGACAGCTCAGGAAATCGTGGATGCCTATGAAAACTTCCACTGCGACCTCCGTGCGTATTGCATGAGCGCTCCTAGTGAAGAAGTGTTCGCCAAGCCTGGCTCCTGATATCCAAATCCAAACAGGGGGGCTTCGGCCCCCTTATTCATTCCAGTCATGAAAGCCATCATTGATCAGTTCATTGGTGTGTACGACAACGTCGTAGCCCCTGAGCTCTGTGAGCTCCTGATCAAAGACTTTGAGCTGAACTACGAAATGCAGTTGGCGTTCAACAGAAAACGCGCTCAGGTAAAACCTGGCATGTTGATCGACGACGACGCAATTGACTACAACTCTCCAGAAGAGAACTGGATATTCTCTGATGGATCAAATGTCATGCACTTAGTGCATGCGGTGGGGCAGTGTTATGAGCACTACAAATGCGAGATGGGCGGCTTTATTGGGATGCAACCAGCGCATTTCAACGCTGTCAAAGTGCAAAGAACGACGCCTGGGCAGGGGTATCACGTCTGGCATTGCGAGCAGGCAGCACGTGAAACGGCGCACAAGTTCATGTTCTACATCGCTTATCTCAACGATGTTGAGGAAGGTGGAGAAACAGAATTCTTATACCAATCCATTCGTGTAGCGCCAAGGAAAGGGCGAGTACTTCTTGCTCCTGCCTGCTACACCCACATGCACCGGGGCAATCAGCCACTGCAAGGCTCTAAGTACGTGGCCACAGGGTGGCTGGAATGGTAGACATAGCTAGCGAAATCAAGCGGTTAACCGTTCTGCCTAAATACGAGGCGGTACGGACAACGGTCGAAGGGCATCGAGTGTATGCCACACCGTTGGGGTACAAACCAAGTGTGACCACGGTTTTGCGAGATGACAGCAAGTTTGAAGGCTGGAGAAAGTGGCAAGGCGAACAACGTGCTACTGAAATTCTGAACAGAGCCTCGGCACGCGGAACCTGGACTCACGACTCGGCCGAACACAAGCTTTTAACGGGGAAAGACCCAGAGTTCCACTTCAGCTACCAACCCTTTTACAACTCGCTGAGGCCATTTCTCGAAGAAATACAAAAACCTCTCTTGTTAGAAGGGGCGATATGGAACAGCGACAATTATGCCGGCGCATGCGACTGCATTGGGTACACAGCGGAGGACGTAGATCAACCGAGCCTAATTGACTTCAAAACAGCAAACAAACCCGTTGAAGGCTCAAAGCTGTATGGCTATGAGATGCAGGTAGCCGCCTACATAAAGGCTGCCAACTTTACGTATAGACGTGAAGGGCTGTGTATAAAGCGTGGCTTGATTGTGGTGGCAATGCCAAACCGTGTATGCCAAGTGCATGAGTTACGCCGCAACGACATTAACCAGCTCTATTGTCACTTCCTAGAAAAGCTGGAAGACTGGCACGACAAGCACAAAATACCTCAGAACATAGCTCTACCGACCAACAACCATGTGGCATAGTTAGCAATGAGCCGACGCATCGCTGATTTTTTTCTCATCGACATGATCGAGGAACAGCACCAGTTCTCGATTGAGCAGATGGCTTTTTTCTATGAAACCAATACCGACGAGGTCGTTAGTGCTCTAGCAAGAGCAAATGAACGTTATGCCGATAACCCTCTCTCAACTTGTTACTGCGACTCAAACAGCGACGGCAGCGGACATGCTGCAGATCAAGTACCTACGCGACCATGCGGGGATGTTCAGTGTCCTCCAGGGAAAGATCGGGTTGAAGGGTGCTCGGGAATGGCTGTTGGGGGCTGCTCTCCTTGACTTCCACAGTCAATCCACCCCCAGCATTCAAAAACCCGACGCTTAGACGAACTCGATTCGCCCCGGTGTCTACGTAGTCGTAACTCCCCTGTTCCGTCTGCATCAGAAAAAGTGGCTCAACAAGAAAAAGGCAGCCGATCAACGCTGTCTAAACCCCACGAAGGCAGAGACGTTGCCATTGTCGGACACCTCTATCGGGTCGGACAACGAGTCTACCGCCGTCAGAACGCATCAGCCCTTACGACATTCGGTAAGCCGCGTGTCGGCACGATTGTAGGCCTGACCTGGAAAGCGCAGCAAAACGGAGTCTATCCGAGTTACGCGGTCAAATTTGACAACAGCAGCGTGATCGACCAGACGGTGCTGCAAATGCGTCTCCGCCCCCTCGACTGATGACTACCAAGACAGACCAAGCTCATCCGATCACCCCACCACCGGAGCTGGTGCAGCAGTGGGCAGACATGTTGGCCTCGCGCTCGGATGAAGCAGTATTCAGCCTTGCTGCCCAATGGGGCGCCGACCAGGAACTGGAGGCGTGCTGTCAATGGATTAGCGATGACGCGGAAGCGCTGCGTATCTATCGCCGCCCCAAGCCGCCGAGCTTGAAGGAGCAGGCGCTGGAAGCGTTGAGGCACGCACCGGGGCCGGATTACCCAAACCCCATCACACTGCTCACTGCTGATGAGCACGCACTGATCCGCCGCGCACTGGAGCAACTCGATGACTGACCTCTCCCCCGCCGCGCAGGCTGTGTTGGATGCTGCCATGCAGTACGAGATCAACCCTGAGTGTTACTCCCGGGAGATTGCCGTCACCGTTCTGCGAGCTGCTGCTGATCAGGTGGTGCCGGTTGAGCACGAGATTATTGAAAATTGCTGGTACGAAAAGGCTGATTTAATTCGAGAGCAATTCCTCGCCATCGCCGCCGAGCTTGAAGCCCATGACTGACCTCTCCCCCGCTGCGCAGGCAGTTTTTGACGCAGCTTGGACCTGCCCGATCGTTTTGGGTGATCATCCGACAACACGGAGTCGTCAAATTGCCGCCGCCTTGCGAGCTGCTGCGGATCAGCTCGGTTATTCAAACGTGCCAGAGGAATTTGCGCACCTAAGGCCATTTATTATTGACACTGACGACCTCCTCGTCATCGCCGACGAGCTGGAGGGGATTCAGTACGGCACTTACCGGTGCGATTTGGAGGAGTAATGGCTGAAGCAGCCTTAGCCGTAACAGTGATGATTTGCCTTACTGCCATTCTTTTGTTTCCTTCTCACAAGTGACTACTCTTCCTGGATTGAAAGTGTGCCCTGAGGATGGCGGTGTCGCTCTTGACCGACCAGTAACCCTCATTCATGCCACCGCTGAAGCCGAGCGGTTGATCGTCAAGTGCGCCCGAGTCTCCAACCAAGCGAACGATGAGAACTGGGAAACAGGCCCCAAGCTGCTGCGCTATCTCATTGAGCACAAGCACTGGAGTCCGTTCGAGCTCGCCTTTATGTGTGTCCGCATTGAGACCACTCTCGACGTAGCTGCACAGATTTGCCGGCATAGGAGCTTTGCCTTCCAGCAGTTTTCATGCCGCTATGCAAAGACAGAAAGAGCTGAAATACCCAAGTTCAGACGACAAGACACAAAGAACCGTCAAAACTCTTACGACGACTTGAGTGATCAAGCTCAGGAAGAAGCTCAGGCTTTGGCAGCCGAGGTGATAGCCAAGTCGTATCAAGCATACGAAGAACTCTTAGAGCAAGGTATTGCCAAAGAGACAGCGAGGCGGATCTTACCTGTGTGCACTCCTACCACGGTCTACATGGCTGGCTCGGTGAGATCGTTTATTCATTACATTCAGGTCAGAGCGCAGCCTGATACACAAGCGGAACACCGAATGGTGGCGGAAGAAATCAAAAAGATCTTTAGCGCTAAGTTTCCTATTACAGCCGAGGCTTTGGGGTGGTCGTAATGGAACGTATCTACGTAACACCACAGCACGTGTATCGCGTAAAGGACTCTCGCTTTGTGGACTTGTGCCTCGATAATTTTGAACAAGTAGATTACAGAGAGGGGGCGGGAAACTACATTACAAGTCAAGATTTGCATAAGACCGAAGTCTTCAAGCCTGTGACTGAATGGCTGGAAGCGAAAGGACAAGAGTTGGTTGACAAGCTGAATATTCCAGGCAAGTTTTCACTAGTGGCTATGTGGTTAACAAAGTCGTATCCAGGTCAATATCTAGCCCCGCACGCTCATCCACTATCTTTTATTTCTGGCAGTTATTACTTCACCGATAAGCCGACGCCGGTAGTACTTATGCATGAAAACTTATGGCAAGAATACCCATTAGCAAACGGAGCCGATGTGGTGACACCGCTTGAAGTCAGCGCAGGTGACTTGATCTTTATCCCTTCAAGAATGCGCCACGGTGTGCCACCCGTGGAGCACACGAGGTCCGTACTTTCTTTCAACGCTGTACTGACAGACATAAACACCTGCAGCGGGCGTTTTACGCAGACGGTTGAAACGGCACCAGTTATGGAGTGAAGCAGTGAGTACGCAGCTTGTCATTGATGAATTGAGAAACTTGCAAGAGCCTTATGTGCTGAGGGTGAACATTGCACCCCGCCCAGCATGTCGGCCACGCTTTCGGAGCAATGGCTGCGTATATAACGATCCAGGTTACAAAGCTTGGCTAGATCAGTTTGCTCAAATAGTAATGAGAGAGTGGCTAAAGGAGCCGCTTACTCACATATCCCATATCTCGATCATCTTTAACGGAGAGACAAAGAGGGGTGATCTAGATAACTATCTAAAGGCGACCCTTGATGGATTGGTCTATGCAGGAGTCCTAAAGAATGACAATCTGAGGGTCATAGATTCTATTGAAACGAATTTCATCAAAGCCCTCACTGGCGAGCCTTGGATAGTCATCAAGATCCATCAATAGCTAACCTAGGTGTGTGGGAATCGAATAGACGATGAAGGCGCAGTCCTATGACGAACTGCTCTACAACCTTCACGAACTGCGACCATCCGATGCACTAAGAAGTTTTCGCCGCTCGATTCTCGAAGATTATCCGGGCCAGGGAACCTGTGCCTATTGCGGTCGAGCCGCTAGAAAATTCACGCTTGACCACATCATTCCGCGCAGCAAAGGCGGCCCAACCCGGCGATGGAACTTAAGCCGTGCCTGCGTCAACTGCAACGGCAACAAATCCAATCACGACTTACTGCCCTGGTATCGCCCTCAACTGTTCTGGACCCAAACGCGGGAAAAAACGGTGTTTGACTGGATGATCGAGAATGTCCAAATGGACGCCATGTACGCACTGACACAAAGCTTGGCAGAGGGCACGATCAACACAAGCGCACTTCGGGAGCTAACGGAGAAAACAGCCCACGACCGGTTCTGGGACAGCTATTGCAGCCGACACCCAGAAGCCCTGGAATGCCGCATCTACGACGTATAAAAAGGGAATAAGAGGACTTGCACCCCTCTCTTCTGGGCTATCTGCCCAGCGCTGCTTAGCTTCCCAAGGTCCCTCCTGTTTGGGCATCATCTCCGGAAGCGTCCGATATTCGCGAATTACGAACGCCCCCCTTCTGGAGAGCTCAGCCTGGAGGGAAAGATGGCCTAAGCGTTAAAACATGCCTCAAGGACAGCCAGAGGCTTAGGCGCGAGCCCGATGCGGCAGCCGGCATTTACCGGCCATTGCAGTGCGGGAGACGGACCTAGTTTAGCGGGGTTGACAGGCCAAAACCCCAGCGCTAACGTAGCTTGATGCATCTATGTATGTATATTTAATTACACTAGTCCAGCGTTTAATACAAGATATAAAACAACTAAATGTAAAGTATTAATCAAGAGTTAGCAAAGTAATATCGACTCACGAGACCCATGTCGAGACAACGGATCCCGCAGTAGTTAAGAATTATTAAGAATTCCTTGACAAAAAGATTTTTCATGGTAAGCGCGCGTGTGCGGTTCTTTTTATGTGTGGCGGGAGCGACGCCTGTACTAGCCTGTACTAGTGCCAATTGGATCTCTGACACACGGGCTCTCGTCTCCGTCCGGTTGAGGATGCAGACTGAGGGGACCGAAGCGGAGAGGCCCGCAACGACCGAAACCAGCCGCCGAGCATCCGGCGACATAAGGCACGCGCAACCCGCGACAGCGATCCGATGGGGGTGACCGAAAGGAACCAGGCCCCGACGCTTGCGACAGGTGCAAACGGTCTGGCTTGTTTGTCAGCAAGTGCTGGCAGGTTTAGAGGGGCAAACGTAGGCCACGCCATAGGTGTGACTGATTTCATCATCCCGGATCTGCTAGGAACTGCTGCCAACCCGGCCTTGAATATTTAACATTTAGGACTGCAACTTACGCGATAGGTGTGGTGTCCCTTCAGCACTGAAGCGTATTTAATGTGGGCCAGGGTGACTGATCATCCCTTCAGATCTTGCACAAGCTAGTTAACAGCTAGAACGGCGCTCTGTGCAAATACTGACCCGGTGTATATCAACAGGCAACGTATTTGCACACAGTAAGTGGGTTCAATTCCCACCTTGTGTGATTGCCACACTTTGTGGCACTCTCTCACCTCTCAAGCTGTGCATTCAGCAACTCTCTCACCATGACTAACAAGTCAGCACGTGGCTTTAAAAAGCCCCTGGGTTTTGTCATTCAACGTGGCAATTCCCCTATCGACGGCAAACCTTTTGTGGCCGTTATGACGCTCGAATCAGGCAACCGTAAGACCGGCAACATGTGCCAGGTCTGGATTCTGCGTGACGACATCAACCCAGTCGATGCTCTCATGCTCGGCGAAGACTACACAATATGCGGAAACTGCATACACCGCAAGCAATCCAACGGCAAGCGCTCCTGCTATGTCAACGTCGGCCAGGCCCCGCTGTCAGTGTGGCGAACCTACAAAGCTGGTGGGTATGTTGACCTTACCGATGCAGCAGTAGCTGCCAGCATCAACATTTCTATGTATCTCAACAATCGCAAGATTCGCTGGGGTGCATATGGCGATCCCAGCATCCTCGATGAGCATGTTGTTCGCGACATTAACATCTTTGCTGCTGGTCACACCGGCTACACGCACCAGTGGCGTCAGCCATTTGCTCAATGGTGCAAAGGTGTGTTTCAGGCAAGCTGCGACGGTTTGGCAGATTATCTCGACGCATCTGCGCACGGTTGGAAGACGTTTGCCGTTGTGCCCAAAGGTTCTGAGGCATTCAGCGGCAAACAATGCCCTGCCACCATTGACAATTCCTCTGCGCAGTGCCGCACGTGTGCTCTCTGCGACGGCGCAAAGACTGACATCTTTGTCGAGGCCCATGGCACAGGCGCCAAGCATTTTGCCGGCGCCTGATGTCCTTATCTGGTCTTGTAAGCTCTCTCACCGTATCTTCCATGGAACACTACATCGTCAACGTGACGCCGTACGGCTACGAAAAGCTCGCTGTCTATTTCACATATACCGAAGCTGATCACAACCTTGATTACTTCTGCAATGTGTATCCGCACGGCTACATAGACATTCTCTCTGAAGAAGAACTAACCCACGCAGACATTAAGGAGGCCAATCATGTTTGACATTTACTACAAAGGACAAGTTGTTGCCTCGGCTGACACATTCGCACAAGCAAAGACCGAAGCCAACATCTACAGGCGCAAAAATTTCATCACTCAGTGGCGTGATGTGACATTTAAGCAACGCAGACACGCTTCTGTGTATATGCAATGCAGCGCAGAAGATGACGGTTGCTGTGATGGATTGCGTGATCGTCGTCGTGAAATCTACGGATGTGGCCAATGAACATGACAAACCAGCTCTGGTTAATTCCTCAAAGCAAAAAGGCGAGGAATCGACTTGCCAATGCAATGAACAACGAGCCCGTTGTGCTGATTGAACAAGAAACAGATACGGATTGGTTTGTTGTATCCAACAACCGCCGCTGGTGTCGTTGGGTCAAGAAACATGGCGACCCTGACTGGGCCGGACTCCCTATCTGTGAGACCACAAACATCACAATCACCGAACCATGAAAGTGCGTGTTTATTTCAACCTCCACCAAAAGTGCTGGAGTGTCCTCAAACGTGAGCCCGGCAAAGGTTGGCGTTTGTGCACTCATACCAACTTCCTTGCCTTAAACAACGTGCAGCCTGTCATTCACAAACATGGCCAGGAGCGCACCCGTCGTGAGGGCAAGAAGTATGTGCACGCCTTCCTAGAAGGTGATGTCGAGACCGGCCTATTCGATCTCACACCGGACCACAAACAGCTCGCCTACGTCCCCACAATTCACGACACCTTTGTGTGGCGCCACGACTACAGCGAGTTCACCACATCCAGGCAAGTAGTCCTCACAGAGCGCCGCGCCTGGGCTCTCCGCTGATTCCTATTTATGGGGGCCGCGCATCCCACACGCGGACAGTCACATCAACTCTCTCACCATGACAATCTCAACAACTCGCAATCGCCCCAAACAACGCATCAAGTTCTCAACCACTGCATCTCGCAAGATGACTGCTGAATCCTGGAATGAAGAGATCTACGAGCGACAGCTGCAGATCTACTTAAATCTCAAAGGGCAGTACAGCCAGATGGAGAGCGACATCAAAGCTCTGCAGGCTCAACTGCTCACCTACATGGATAGCCGTGACATTCAGGCTGCCCAGCTGGATGACAAACAGGTTGTGATCTGCCGCCGAAAGGTGTGGCGCTACAGCGATGAGCTGCGTCGTGAAGCAGAGCGCATCAAACATGCACAACGCAAGGAGCAGGAAGATGGCATCGCTACCGCCAGCGAATCTGTCTATCTGACTGTCAAAGCTACGGGTCTGGCCGCCGAAGAGGATTGAGCATGTTTCCCCAAACCTCAGTCACAGAGCGGCTTCTCACGGGTGCAGTGATCATCTTCTGCACAACAGTTCTCGCTTTTACACCGTGGCCTTCCACAGATGAGCTGTTCTCGACCCACGCATCTCCATCTCTCACCTCTAACAATGTCTCTCGATGATCTTGAGTTCCGCGCTCGTACATGCGCGACTGTTACGAATCGCTGTTTCTTTGTCGTTACCGACACAAATACTGGCCAGATCTTCGTCACAGATTCTCCGACCACTCGCACGCAAATCCTTCGAGTTGCTCAACCAAAAGCCATCTGGCCCATTCCTGTATGAAACTCCACGAACTAACCCGTCGCGATCAAAACCTGGAGATTTTGAATCGTATGCGAGCTCGCGAGAACCGTTACGGCCTGGGCCATCTTTCCCAGATCGAACGGATCTATCGCGAACTGCTTGAGATCCAATACCAGGACGCCGAGCGTCATCAGATGGACGCTCTTGGTCACCCCTTTGAGGAGTGGCTAGAGGAAGCCCTCGACGCTCTTGACCGCATTGTGAACTTCGACCCAACCGAATGAACAGACCTAAAAAGCTCAAATTGATCATGCGCCACGACCCTGGTCACGCATGGCTATCTGTCAAACGAGAGATAGTAGAAGAAGTAGTCGGAACGCTTACATGCATTTCCGACTACTCCTACGAACAGGGCAAGTCTCTCTATCTCGAAGAAGACTGCGATGCCCCGTTCTTTCTGGAAATGTGTGCTTCCCAGGGCATTGAAGTGGAGATTGAAGATCGGTATTCCACCCGACGCTCACCTATCCGCTCCTACGACCGAATCAATCGGCCGTCGCCCAATCAACAGACTCGCGCTTTCGATTCCCTCTTGTGTACACCTGTGAGTCCTGTTGCTTGTTCCCTGCAATTGATTGATGACTTTTCTTCGTAACTGCGCACTGACGCTTTTCGCAGTGGTGTCAGCCACCCCGTCGTTTGCTCACCACACTGGTGATCACACAACGGCAACTGTCTACCACCCCTGGTACATCGGCCGCAGAACAGCCTGCGGTGATATTTACCAGGACTCTGTGATCTCAGCAGCTCACCCGCACTATCCCTGCGGGACGAAGCTCCTGATCCGCCACAAAGGGCGAGAGCTCCCAGTGCGTGTGAACGACAGGTGTGCCTGTGGCATCGACCTTTCCTACGCCGCCGCCAAAGCTCTTGGCGTACCGACTGACGGAATCGGTCGGGTCTCCATTCAGCGCTTCTAACTGAATCCCCAACGGAGCCCTCCGGGGCTCTCTTGGGGACTCACCTCCCCCTCTCTCACCAACAACTCTCACCATGACCAAGCCCGTCACCTTCCCAGAGCCTCTCATCGACTCCTACACCCTTGAGCGGCACATCATTGACTTCCTGGATTGCAACCCAAGTGGCGTTCGCAACGCCGATGTAGGCAAAGCCATTGGGTACAACGACTCCAGGCAGTGGTTCAGCTACGGCCTGCTGGAGAAGCTGATCCAGCGGGGCAAAGTCCGCAAACAGGATCGGCTCTACTTCACGGTGCACTGAGCTATGACCTTCCGCAAAGTGCGCTTCAGCAACGGGGCCAGTGCCACCCCTGGCCTGGTGTTCGACTCCGACACCTTGGCCACCAAGACGGTCTGCGAGATCAGCAGGTGCTTCCCCTACTGGGAGGCCCTCAAGATGCGCCGCCTCGAAACCAGCCCTCCCTTTGACACCTGGGAGGGCGCCTTCTACTACGAGTTCTGAGCATGTGGCTCGACATCCCCGTTGGCCAGGTGGCACGCATTGAGCTGCCAGGTGGCCGCATTATCACGGTCGTGACCAAGCCTGACGGCACCACCGACCTATCAGTGCCCTGTGACGATGGCCAGACCCTTGAGGTCCGACTGCCGGCAGCGTCCTGACACAAAAAAGCCCCGGCTCTCACACCGGGGCGGGACTCTCTCACCATCCACCCGCATCGAAGCGGACGGGTGGTGCAGGATCAAAATACCACAACCACATCAGGATCGCTTATCTGTCCGGTTTTGTTTGGACAGGCCACGTATCCTGATTTGTACAGCGGCACCACTGCCGCCTGGACTCTCTCACCAACCCTTTTCTCACCATGACCATCACCCCCACTCACGCCGACACCCCCGAAGCTCTGTCCATGTCGGACATGCAGTTCCGCACCCAGCTCGTCAACAGCATCTCCCAAGAGTTTGCCCGGGAGAAGCAGCTCCTCAAGCCTGGTCGTTTCCAGGACCGGGGCTACAGCGTTAACCCCCTGGCAGCCCAGGCAGGCGGCACTGTGGTGCCTCAAGACGCCACCCCCCGCCAAGCCTTCCAGATGGCCGGCGCCGACTTCCGCGTCGCTCAGACCCCAGTGTTCTTTGCAACGCCAGATAGCATCCTGGATCGGGTGATGGATGAGTCTCCGGACCACTGCGCCATCACCCGCTGCGACACCGGAGCGCTGCTGGGCATCATGGGCAAGGGCTACACCCCTGTCCAGAACGACAGTCTGATCCAGCTCTTCGAGTACCTCCGCGAGGACGTCGAGATCGACAACATCGTCAGCATCCGCGACGGGCGCAAGGTCTTCGTCACCGCCTCCTGCAACATCGAGGGTGAGGTCACCGAAGGCGACAAGGTCCGCCGGTACCTCCACGCCTTCAACAGCTTCGACGGCTCCAGCGCCTTTGGCGTGTTCTTCAGCGACGTCCGCCTGGTCTGCGCCAACCAGCTCCGCTACCTGAGCGGCAAGGGTGCCCGCAAAGCCCAGCACGCCGATGCTGGTCTGGTGATGCGCCACACCAAGAGCGTCGAGCAGTTCGCCAAGAGCCTCCCCGCGCTGATCAATCTTGAGCAGCAGAAGTTCAGCCGCGACCTGGAAGCCCTAAAGCCCCTCACCACCCTGAAGCTGAACGAGGAGATGGCACGGCACATCCTGGAAAGCACCTATTCAGACGTCCTCGCCCGTCCTATTACGGACAAGGATACGAAGGTGAAGCGGGAGCGAAAGCTCTCAGACCTGCCCCAGATCGCAACCATCCGCTCCCACTACAGCGGCAACACCGGTTTCGGCATTGAACCCGGCAGCGTCTGGGCCATGTTCCAGGCCATCAGCCAGTTCGAAACCCACGACGCCGGTCGGTCCAAGGACGAGATCGAGAGGGCACGCACACGCCTGGAATCCCTGTGGGGTGGCCAGGGCGCTGAGCGCATCAGCCGCGCTCGTGAGGCTTGCATGGAGCTCGTCTGATTGATAGCTGGCAGGTGGATGGGGAGCTTGCATGCTCCCCTAGCTCTCCCTGGTGATGCTTGCCACTACCCGGGTCAGGTGGTGGGGACCACTGTGTTTCCAGACATGGCGGCAAGCCTCTCCCTGAAGCCAATGGGTCCCGTCGAGGACATCCGGTGATTCCGCGTAATGCTCGTTCCAGGCCGGATGCAAGAGCTCAGCCGTAAGCCCAGCCACCATTTTTATTTTTTGCACCGAACCAGCTCTCTCTCTCTCACCATGACAAAACTAATGCACGAGTGCCTCGTGACCATTGCTGACGAGGACATAGCCAACGATCCGCTGGCGCAGTTCATGCGCAAGTTTGGAATGGATCCAGAAGGGTGTCGTTCAATAAAACTCAGCCTGATCGTTCCGCTAAACGCAAGCACAACAGATCACGCAAGGATTATGCTCGCTGACCTAACCGCATGCTTATGCGAGTTAGACAATAACTACCCGGAAAAGGCAGCGAAGCTGAAGCGCTCTAAGGATGCACTGGAGAACTCAATTGCTTTGTATAGCGAGCATCACGAGAAACCTTTTGACGTTAATGATTTCATTGACTGCTTCATAGAAGCTCATAGCTAAAAATGCCCTCACGTCAACAGCGCAAGAAGAGTTTCAGGATGCTCTCTGGGGCAATGCAACGCTTCTGGGCTAATCAAATCTATTCAGACGGCTCTCACGTACTACCACCATGCCAATCACCACAGAACCCTCAATCGACGTCTCAAGGCCAGCCCTCATCCGTCTCCTCTCGTATGCGAGAGAGAACAGCCGAAACACAGAAGAGAAGGAGCATTACGCCAGGATCTACTGGGATGGATACATACGCGCACTAGAAACTGTTTTTGAAATGGAGGAAGAATGAGCCTCAAACGCCGCGCACTTTTTGTTTCGTTCTTTCTAGAGGCGCTGAAACCGCGTGCAATTGAAATTCTGGAAGCAGGATGCGCAATTGCAGACGGCATAGTTTCGGCAACCACTCGGCTAGAAGTGCTGAACACCGAACCCGTTACAGAGCCCACAACTACTACAGCTACCACTAAAGTAGACGTGGCAATGTGAAGGCAATGTACACAGTTGTGTCTCTCGCTGACCTAAACACGCTTTGGTGCAGCGAGAGAGTTATAGAGCTGCTAGATCAGGCAAAAATGAAAGAGGCTGAAGCCCTCGCATCGGAGTGGGGGTACCAGCTGGAGGGCGAGGTGGATCCTTGATCAGAGGACCCGCCTCATTTCAGGAGTGGACAAGCTCTAACTCCACTCCCCCACCGGTAGTAAGCACCTGACGAGCTTGTTCTTCGGTGCGGACTCAATCTAACGAATCAAAAGAGATTCTGTAGCTTTAAAAACCAAACCAGCCAGGTTGGGACCACCCAGCCTGGCTTTTTCAATGGATGCAAAGATTCACCATTGATGTAAAACTGGAAAAAGCGAAAAACGCCATGGGCAAGCGGTTTAGCTGGATTTCGCGTATTTGTCGTTTATTGGGATTCGAGATAATACGAGTCCACAGGCAGCCAAAGCGTACCCCTAAAGAATCGAGATTTAGCTCGGTATCGGTGTACGACGATGACTGGCAAGACTAGGTTTTGTCTTAAGGCTTGAGGCAGCATTTGAGGCTAATTTTGGGATCGCCGAAAGCCGAAGAATGGGCGCTCCCGCAGTAATGGTCAAGCTCACAGAACCCTCTGGGGATCTGTACACGATTATGTCGATCACTGACGAGGAAATCAGGCAAGCAAACAACAGATTTATCAGTGGAGACGCGCCGTACCGTATCCGCCGTACTCCCGGGAAAAAATTTGCGCTATAAAAACGCTTGAATAGGGCAGGTACTTCTACTGCCAGTGGAATACACCACAGATTGTGCTGTACCGCTCGCGCTGATTCCTTCAGCGTACGTTCATCCTCTTGCCAAACAGTTCGAGGAGATCGATGACGACGGTGATCTAGTACGGAGTTACGACGAGTGGGGCCTGGCCTCAGTTCTGACATACGCCTACACCCGCAAGGTCGCGGCACGTGCTGACTACAGCACGATGGAAGAAATCATGGGAGCCTGCCTTGAAGAGTCAAGGCACAGCCGCTCAGAAAACAAAGAACTATTTCGCATGATCAAGCGGGGGATCAAAGCAGGGAACGAGGCAGCTGCCTACCCCTTCGCCCGCACACTCATTTCTCGTCTGGGATCCGCTCTGGCTGAACAGCATGAGGGCATCTCCGCAAGCGAGAGCGACGATGACGAAGATTGAGGCCAGTGTTAACGATCAGCTTCGTTACGCCAATCTGGTAAAAGGGCTTGAAAAGATGAGCCATGAGCAACTCCTTAAGACCGCAATCGAGCTAGCTCGACTCGCCTTCGTCATCCAGCCAGCGGGAATGCGTTGGGCGGCGATGGAAGCAGCACAGAATCTCTCAGAACAATTCAATGGAAAGACCAAAGGAGTTGAATGAGCGCCAGGTTCTGGCGGCCCAGGGACTAGCAGCTGGCTTAACCTGGCGGGAGGCAGCGAAGCGTGCCAAGTGCTCAACCGAGGGCATCCGCGCGTGGAAGCAACTGGAAGAGTTCAACGACGCCATCTGGCAGTACCAGCAAGAAATTTTCCACCGAACCTTCGGTGTCACCTCAGAAGCTCTGCCCGAGGCGATCCAGAAGCTCCGAGAGATCATCGATAACGACGATCCGGAAATCAGTGTGAGCGTTAAAGTTCAGGCTATCAAGATCCTCATCGACTCGGCTCATAAGCAATACGAAGCGAGAACGATTGAGCGCCGCCTGGAACATCTAGAAGCCAATGCCCAGCGCCAAGCTCTTAACCCGGTTGGAGAGGTTAGAGAAATTACAAGCGCAGCGTGAGAAGGAAGAGGAACAAAAACGCCTCACCTCCACCGCCGTTGGCTTCAAACCTCGCTTCCCCACTGCTGATCACTGGGATCAATTCGCCCCGCTGACCTGGATTCGTACATCCGGTAGCGTCAAACCCTTCCAGCCCTTCGATATTCAGAAGCAGCTGATCAACTCCATTTGTCAGAGTCAGTACACAATTGTCCTAAAAAGTCGCCAGGTGGGCGCATCGGAAACGGTGTGCTCCTATTTACTGTGTCGAGCCCTGACTGAGCCTGGGTTTGCAGCGGTTGTGTTCTCTAAAACTGCCTCTGACTCTGGTGCGCTGGGTAAAAGGATTCGCGCACAAGCGGCCAGTATTGCTGATTCAGGAATCGAGTTCACGACAGAATCAAATAGTGAGCTCTCGTTTAAGGGCCTTGGCACGATTTACTTCCTCCCTGCGACGCCTCGCGCAGCTCGTGGAATCCCAAGCGTTTCGGTTGTTGTCCTGGATGAGGCCGCTTTCCTAGACGGCGCTGAAGAGATCTACACCGCAGCGCAACCCACGATGGCCACCCTGGGCGACCGGGGCAAGCTCATCCTGCTGTCCACGCCGAATGGCATGGGCAACATGTTCGCCAACCTTTGGCATGGCGAAGAGGAAGACGGCTGGAACCGCTTCCGCATCCACTACTCCGACATCCCGATCTACGCCGCCGACCCTCAGTGGGCGGAGAAGACCAAGGCGAAGGCCAAGCTGACAGACCGGGCTTGGCGTCAGGAGTACGAAATGGACTTCGTCGCCTCCGACGCTCAGATCTTCCCCCCGCTCCTGGTGGAGAAGGCATGCCACGGGGAGCTTATCGAGTGCGGTCTGATGAACCGCGACTACATCATGGCCGTCGACCCGGCAGCAGGTGGCGACGACTTCTGGTGCTCTGTCGTCCTGGATATAACCAAGCCGCCCTACCGAGTCGTCAACATCTTCCGCACCCGCTACAAGTCCAGCGACTACTGCATCCAACAGATCATCGAGCAGGCAGAGAACTTCACCCCTAACAAGGTGATCTGCGAAAAGAACGGCGTTGGTGCTGTCGTATCTGAGGTTCTTTCTAAGGCACTGGCCAAGTACATGGTCGAGCCCTACAACACCAACCGTCCCAACAAGATCAGCAATACCGACCGCATCACCTACTTCCTAGAGCGGGAGGAGCTCGTCGTTCCAAGAGAGCCCTTTTATCACGAGATGCTGATGTTCCGGCAGCTCGAAACCGGAGATCGCTGTGCAGGCGATGGTGCTCACGACGACTCAGTCATGGCTCTTGCGCTGGCGCTGTCTGCAGTTGCTACAACGCCCACGACTGACTGGTTGGACTTGATCTAGTGCCATTTTCGACCCCCGCTTTCAATACAGAGGACGACAGCCATCACAAGCGGCTGTTGCGAGGCGCCGTAGCGGAGTACCTCGACGAGGGGAACATAGTGACGTTCCTAACGGACCTCAAGGCCGTGCTCGTGGAAGAGGAGGACCGCTTCATGCAGCAGGCCCTATGGTTTCGAGCAGCTCACGACAAGCTTTTCAAAACCACCCCAGCCGAGGGTGAAAGCACCCCGGAAATGGGTGAGCAATGAACGACAAGCAGAGGGCGGACACCTATCGGAAGTTCCTGAGCCGTCTCTATGTCTACAGGAACATCACGATGGATCACTCACGAATTCAGCAGTGGCTCCAGAAACTCGATGAGTGGGGAGCTGCAGCTGACGACCAGATGGTATCCGACTCCGAATGGGAATCGATCATGACCACTCTGGCGTTACCTGAAGGACTGACACCGACCTAGCCACGATTGAATACAGAAAATGCTGAAGATCTCATACGGTCAGAACAAATGACGGAAATTCATCCCCCGGCTCTCATCACTCAGATTGCCGACATCATTGCTGATTGGAATGACAGAGTTGACTACGAAGACGATGCACGCCTGGTACTGGAGTGCGTGGCTAACTGGCTAGCGGAAGAAGGTTTCTGGCAAGCATCGGATGTTCTCATGATGGAAGCAACACAGTGAGCAAGATCCCGACTCAGCAATGGGACTGGGATGACGCCTCTCAAATCTCATTCCAGGAGTGGTTTCAGAGTTTCAGCGGACCTTTTACCTTCATGTCTGAATACTTCTACGGTGACTGCGCCGTAGAGGATTTGAAGACAAGAGAGGACTTGATGTACAAGTGGATCCATTTGGCTTACGTGACAGGCTATATGTACGGAAAAACCGACGCACAGGAAAACGGTTGACGTTACGCTGGAGTTAAAGAGTTTGCGCTGAAACTTTGTCGGAAACTTCTGAAACTCCTGATATTAGGCTTGATTCCGAGGTCCGGAACGACGGCGTATTGATCAATGCCATCACCGGCCTGGGCACTACCAAAGATAAGAGCGAGTATTACGCCGTCCGTACCCCAAGGCTGCTGGCTGAGCAGGAACTGGAGGCGCTGTACTACGACCCGCTGTGCCGCCGGGTAATCGATATTTATGCCGAAGCAGCTGTAACGGAGCAACCGACAATCAAGATCAGCGAAGAGACAGAAGACTACGAAGGGACAGTAAAGTCGTTTGAGAACTATCTAGAAGATCTCAATTTCTTTGACTACAGCGAAGAGGCGCTCAAGCTCCAACGCTTGTACGGAGGGGCTGCACTCTTTATGGTGCTCGATGATGGGCTGGCTCCTGATCAGCCTGTACGGCCTGAGCTTATACGGGGCATTGCAGACCTCGTCCCCCTCTCCAGACGAGAAATTACGCCCAACGACTACAACTACCTCAACTACAGGAACCCCGAGTTCTACCGGATCTCAACTAGCAAAGCCGTCTTTCAAGAAAACGACCTTCAATACCTGCTCGTCCACAGCTCAAGGGTTCTGCGCTTCGACGGACTATTCCTCCCCTGGCGACAACGGCTGATCAATGAGGGTTGGGGTATGTCGTACCTGCAACCCTTCTACGAGGTGTGGAAGCGGTACCGGGGTGCAACAGACGGTATGGCCACGATGCTCAACGAAATGGACCTGTTTGTCCACAAGATCCCGGGCTTAGCGAGCAAAGTCACCGCAGGTAAAGAGTCTGCGTTGCGGGCTCGCATGGAGGCGAATGCGCTGGCCAGATCGCTCTACGGCGGCATGGCTCTGGACACGGAGGAGGAAGTAAGTTTTGCTTCCCGTAGCCTTTCTGGGGCACAGGATCTGTTTGACCGGCTGCTCGACGACCTCGTAGCAGCAGCGGACATGCCCAAAACCCTGCTGTTCGGCCAGTCACCTGCTGGAGGATTGTCCGAATCTGGTAAGTACGAAGACAAGTCCTGGGCGCAATCAGTGGAGCGCTACCAGACCCACAGTCTCCGCAAGCCCTTGAACCAGTTCTTCCAGCTGGTTCTCTCCATGCCGCAAGGACCAACCAGGGGTCAAGTACCCGAGGAATGGAGCGTCTACTTCCCTCCCTACTTCTCGGAGTCTGATAAGGACAAATCCGAATTACGCAAGCAAGTCGCCGACACAGACAAGCTCTACGTCGACATGGGCGTGCTGACACCTATGGAGATCCGACAATCCCGTTTCGGTGGCACTGAGTACAGCATGGATACGGTACTCCTGGAGGAAGAAGAGCAAGCCCTGCAGCTCAAGCGGGAACTTGAGCAGGAGTCCATGGTTCAGGGCTTTGTCGGTCAACAAGCAGCGCTGGAGCAACAGCTCACCCCGCAAACCGAGCAGACTACCTCTGCGGAAGAGCAGCAGGTCAACACCGACTCTGAAGAGATCATCCACATGCATGGTTTGACCCTCCAAGCCAATGCGTCAAATGGGGTGTATCGAATGTGTGTTTTGACGGACACCCTGGGCCACAGGAAGGACGCCGAAAACGTAGTATTGGTGGGAAATCGATTCAACGACCGTAAGATTTATCGCGGTCATTTTGTGCGGGAAGACGGCACAATGGAAGTAGGACCGCTTCTGCTCGGCTTCTACTCATCGCGTTCCGCCTCTAAAGCCCTGCAAACTTTCGCTCCTGGCAGGAACACTGGAGTGCAGCAAATCAAGGAAAGCGATATCGAGCATCTGCAAACATCTGTCTTTGATTACCCGTGACGAAGAGAGAAGAAGCCAAAGATCTCTACCTCGCAGCACTGCGTGGTGACGTAGCCGCTCAGAGAAAGTGCACCGCAAACGGAAAGCCCTGCGGGGGCCGTTGCATCCCAAAAAACTGGAACTGCCGGATCCGGGGCGAAGGCGATACACCCCCAACCCGGGGGAATGAGGTCCAGCTGAGTGGCGCTCAAAAAGAAAGACTGAGGGGGCTACGAACCCGCCGCCGGAGAAATCAGACTATCCGGGTGCTGGCTGGTGCTGCTGGCGTGGCGGGGGCGGCTGTGGGGGCTGGCTACCTGGCCAGCAAGAATCCTCAAGCCACTCGCCGTGTAGCGAACCGTATGGGTGTGATGTCCAACATTGCAGGTATGGCATCCAACCTTCCCGGCCCAACAGGCGCTGCGGCAGGTGTCGTAAACATGGGCGTTGGCGCTTTTCAAGCTGGCGCAAACATGGGAGCCAGCCTGGCCCAGAACCAGAGAGGGCGAACACGACTCAGGCAACTAAAAGGTGTGTTGGCACAGACGCAGATCGCTTCTCGCCGAATGGGTGAAAGCATCGGCAAGCTCAAGAGCAAGCGTGAGGTTTACGAGCGTGAACGCTCCAGCCTGATGACCCGCATGGGGACTCAGGGAGGAACAACTGCCCAACGCCGGAGCCTTCGCTCCCTGGACACGACACTTAATCGCCTGACTCGGCAGATTCAGGAGAAAGAGACAGCCAGATCGGTCACCACACGCAGAATCGCCAGCATCACCAAGGCGACCCGAAACATTGAGGGACTCCTGACAGGCAACTACAACACAGCTGAGAAGGTAGTTCGCACCATCGAGCAGAGAGCAAAGGACTTCCGCTCAGGGCGCCGCCAGACCAGCAACCTCCGGCCCCAACGCCGCCGGGGGCCTAAGCCAGATCGCCGTAGTTGGCAGGAGCGCTTCGGGCTCGATGCCGAGGAGCAGCGTGCAGACAAGAAGTGCGGCTCCTCAGCAATCGAGGAGTCGAAGAAGTGCCACAAGGGATCTGGCGAAGGACGCCAGGTCGCCAAAGCGGCTGCAACCGCTGCCCTGGTAGCCGGCGGCGCCGTTGCGCTCCGTCACGCGAGCAAAGCCAGCCTGGGAAAGACGCAGGCCACCCTGGTACCTAAGGGTCCCTGGGTGGCGTCAAAAGGCCGGCGAATGACCGTCAAGGAGGTAGAAGCTCTCCGCCGGATGCGCGAAAAAGGTCAAGGTAAATACGGAGCTCAGCCTAGGCGCCGTACTGGGGATGCGGTGGAGCATCACGGCGAAACATTCTCCGACTACAACAAGCCGAAGCGCACCCCCAACCACCCGACCAAATCGCACGCCGTACTGGCCCGTGAAGGTGGTGATGTGAAGCTGATCCGCTTTGGCCAGCAAGGTGTCGAAGGGAGCCCACCGAAACAAGGTGAGTCAAAGGCATATGCATCTCGACGCCGCGCCTGGAAAGCACGCCATGCGTCGAACATTGCAAAGGGCAAGATGAGCGCAGCCTACTGGGCAAATCAAGCCAAATGGTGAGCTGTGGAAGACCTGATCGAAGCTTACAACACAGCTCTCAAGAACGAAGAGCAAAAGATAATTGATATTGTCAACGGATCACTGGACCGAGCATTCAATCGTCTTCTTCGCCGTACATACGGTCAGTTACGTAGCGGTCGATTTCAGACTGCAGAGAGAAACGCTCGGGCTTTGGAGCTGATTCCTCCACTACGGCCTGACCAGGCTGACGAATACTTATCTGCGTTTCAACGCCTGTTATCTCGGTCAACATCTTTTGGCCTAGATCTAGCTGGACAGCTATCGAAGTCTGTAAAAGATTCTCAAGTTGGCGTAACCGTCCCAGTAGAAGCAGTTGTAGCAGCAGCAAGGACAGCGCGAGGATACTTAGAGAGACATGGAGCAACATTTTCTACCGCCGCCGCAGAGGTGTTATCGCAAGGTGTAGCAGAAGGGCGCCCTACTGAAGAAATGACAAAAGATCTGCAGCGCCGTCTGAAAGTTACCAAGTCGAGAGCTGAAGTCATTGTAAGAACAGAGTCTCTGCGCGCCCACAACGAAGCGGCTAATGCGTACTACACCCAAAACGGGATCGACCTTGTGATGTACTACGCCACAACTGACGACCGCTCCTGCCCCTACTGCACTGCCCACGCCGGGAACATCTTTAAGCGAGGGGCAATTGCTGTACCCAGGCATCCCCGCTGCAGATGCTATTTAGCGCCCTATAGCGACAATGTCTGGGAGGTCGATCCTGAATACGACAACCTCCGAAAGAAGCATCGCCAAGAAGTACTGCGTTACGCTAGGAATAAAGGTGTGGACTTAAGTTACGGTCCATCCGTTTTCGAAGAATTAGCTCCTATCCCGACGAGGGAAACATGAAAGAGACACGCATAGGCAAAGCCGATGGCAACAAGCCCGGTCTCTACGAAAACATCCGCAAAAAGCGCGAACGCATCGCCGCTGGTTCCGGTGAAAAGATGAAGAAGCCGGGTCAGAAAGGGGCTCCCAGCGCTTCTGATTTCAAACAAGCCGCCAAAACTGCCAAACCAGAGGAGAAAAAGGACATGGGTATGAAGAAAGGCTGTGACTGCACCGACGGCACTAAGGGCAAGTGCTCCTGCGGCAAGAAGGACGGCGGCATGAAGAAGTCTCCCTACGCCGACGGTTGCGGCTACATGAAGGACAGCGTGGCCGCTGACTTCAACGCTGTCCTGGACAGCATGGGCGTTGAAAAGATCTCCAAGGGCGAAGAGGAGCCAGACGACGACCGAGATGACAAAAAGTGCGGCGCCTCTGGTATCGCAGACAATAAAAAATGCAATAAGGGGACCGGAGCTGCACCAAAGGGCAAAGACTCGGATGTGAAGGCTCAGGCCCAGGCAAAAGCTGCGGAAATCAACAAGCCCAATAAAGGGAAGAAAATGGGCGCAGGCAAGCGTGCTCTCAGCACCTACCTCGCCACGATGGCAGCTGCCTCCGGGATCAGTAACGCTGTCCAAGCAGGTGAGGCACTGTCTAAGGGTCAGTACGGCAAAGCCGTGAGCCAGGGCGCTATGGCGGCTGGCAATCTCACAGGCGCTAACGCCTTCGCCTCCGGCAACATTGGACGAGGCTTTAAGCGTCAGACCCTCGGTAATGCCGCTGGTCTGGCTGGTTATGTCGGCGGCGAAGCTGCGAAAGGGTACAAGCGTGCCAATAACGGTAGTGTTCCTCCCCTGAAGGATCTCTACTGGCGTGCCCGCGAGCGCGCATCCGGGATTCGCCGTATGCCCCGCAACGCCTGAAGGAGATGAAACGCCGGCTCGACAAAAAGTGCGGCGCCTCCGGGATACCCGATAACAGGCGCTGCAACAAGGGATCCATCGGCAGCACGGTGGCCAAGGCTGCAGTAGCAGCCGGTGGTGTCGCTGTAACTGGTGCTCTGCTGAACAGAAACTCCAGAAAAGCGATCCTGTCTGCTCCAGGAGCTGCGCGCCGTGCTGGGAACAAGGCCCTGGTGAACGCGGTCGAGAAGATTGCTACAAACAAGAAAAAAATGAATTTCTCGGGGGAGGCGCTGAACAACATGCGTCCACCCTCGAAGACTGAGCGCCTTCGCGAGACTGCCAGGTCAGCCAACGTTGCAGCTGAAGGTGCCATGAAGCGCGCTGCCACTGCAGAGGTGAACCGTGCCATGGCAGTAGGCGAGGCCATGTACAAGGCAGGGAAGGCAACTCGGGCTTCACTGACGAGCGGCATGCGAACCCACAACCTGACTGTGGAGAAAATGCGACGCAAATATGAACCTGGCTATAGACGCCGCAGAGATCTCGGCAGTTTTTACAAAGATGCAGGGTCAGAGACCAAGAAAGTACGCGAACGCTTATCCACGATTATGGATGGCTACAAGAAGTCGAGACCCTAATGCCCCCAGTTGTCATATTTGGCTTGACCTGGCTAGGTGGGATGCTGATAGCAACAGTATGGTTAACGCAAGTAGCCAACTGATTTGATCTGCTAAATAGGCGTAACTGATGACAGTACGTGACCTGTATCAGCACGCACTCAGCCCACCGGGGCGCGAAGGGCGAGCACATGTTTGAGGGCTATTTCCTTGAACAAGGTGTGTTCATCGCCGCTCCTAAGCACGACCTCCACCGTGTCGACTACGTAGTCGAATGGAACGGTGGCCTCCAGCGCGTCAACGTGAAAACGCTGCACTGGGTTCCCTCCGGGAAGTACTACCAGGCAGACACGAAGACAAGCAACGGGTCCAAAGGAAACCGTGCCTACACCAGCGAAGAAATCGACTATCTCGGAGTCGTTAGCCTCGAATACGAGAGAATCTGGATGGTACCGCTTTCGGCAACGAAAGGTGTCACATCCTTACGCTGGCACCCACCCGAAAAGAATCACAGAAGACGTTTTGACAGCTTTAACTGGTCCCCTTACCTCATAAACAAAGGGTGCATCAGAAGTTCTGATACTTATAGCGCTAAATTTAGTTAGTATCAGGATATGGAGACTGTAAGTCGCTACGATTACGGTCAGGTAACCAAGTCCGAAACAACGGACGAAGGTTACTTGAAAGTGTGGTGTAAGGCGGCCCGAGTAGGGACGCAGCTTTATACCAGGGGTGATGGAACGCAAGTGCGTGAATATCGCCCTGAAGAAGAAGTAGCGAAACCTGAGTCTCTAGCCTCTTTCGGCATGAAAGCAGTAACCATGGGTCATCCCCCGGTTCTGTTGGATGCTGAAAATACAAAGGTTCATCAGATCGGACATGCTGGCTCGCAAGTTCGATTCTCCGATGGCTTCGTAGAAGTCGCGCTTGTCGTCACGGACAAAGCAGCGATTGAACGTATCCAGCGGGGTGACGCACAAGAGGTCAGTGCCGGCTACCGCGTCGACTATGACCCCACCCCTGGCGTCACACCCGCAGGCGAGAGTTACGACGGCATCCAACGGAACATTCGCGTTAATCACATCGCGATTGTCCCACGTGGTCGTGCCGGTCGTGATGTCCGTCTGATCCTCGACTCATGTGACCGCAACGATGCGGTGGCATGGGACGAAAACCCGTCGAATTCGCCCGTAACTTCCATGGCACGAATCACCCTCGACGGCCTGGATCTTGAACTTCCAGCAGATACTGCCGGTGTGGTCCAATCCTTCGTGAAGGAGAGTGATCGTGCCAAGGCCGAGCTTATTAAAAAGCTTGATTCGCAGGAAGAACAGATCCAAGCTGTTGTGACCGAGAACGAAGAAGTTCTTGGTCGTCTTGACGCCGCCCTTGAGCGGATTGAAGAATTGGAAAAGCAAGTTGCTGACGCCGCCTCAGAGCGCAGCGATGCTGATCAAATCAACCAGGCTGTTAATGCACGTCTGGCTTGCCTCGACAAATTCTCCCCAATTCTCCCTGAGAACTACAAGTTTGACGGCGAGAACGAGCACCAGATCATGGCGCTTGCATACGAGAACGTCTTTGAGAAAGCCCCCCGCGAAGACGCTTCCAACGACTACCTTCTGGGTGTCCTTGACGGTGTACTTGCCGCCATGGAAGACATGGAAGGTGACGAGGAGGAGATCAAAGAGGACGCCGACTTCCAGCCTGAGGAAGATGGCTCCAATGTGGCTGAAGTTCGTGCTGCCCTGGCCCAAGTCCACGCGGCCGAGAAGATGGACAGCCAATCCTCCTACCGTGAGCGTCTGCTGAACGGTTGGAAGTCAGACCTCACTGCTCACGTTTGATAGGAGCGCAAAGTAATGGCTATTACCTACACCACCACTACCGTCGCCAATCCCGCAGGTGCTCAGGGTTCCTACCCTCAGACCCTGACTGTTGGTCACGAAGGCATGCTCGGCGACCTGCAGGCTTATGTCTCCCGGTCGTACACCAATGAATCGTCTGCTGTCATTCCTTTTGGTCACGCCGTGATCATTGATAGCGCCGCTACCTCTGGTCTTGGCGCCAAGCTCCCCGCCGGGGCTACTGGAACCAAAGTCCTGGGCATTGCTGCAGACAGCTACACCTTTGAAGCCAACGCCAATGGTTCTTACCAAGGCACCGGCACCATTCCTGGCACCGTTAAGACCTCCGATGGTCGAGTCGGCTACGCCAACAAGCAAGTGATGAATGTCCTGAGCAAGGGCGTCATTTTTGTGTACTCCGTTGACGCCGTTGCCCTGGGCGACGCCGTACGGCTGTACCACACCGATCACGCCAGTGCCGCCACCAATGGCGGATACAAGGGCCGTTTCGGCAAAACCGCTTCTGCCGGTAAGACCTTCGAGGTGACTGCTGGTGCCCGTTGGCTCAGCGCAGCTGCAGCCGGTGGCATTGCCCTCCTGGAGATCGACATCCCGACCTTCACTGTTTCCGCAGACACCTGATAGGAGGCACCCAACCAATGACTGATATTCGCAACGACGACGCCGGTCTGTTTCTTGCTAGAGAGCTTGAGCAGATTCTGGCCCGGACTTTTGAAGTCCAATACGCTGACATCAAGTACTCCCAGATCATCCCCATTTCCACTGAAGTGGGTCCTGGTGCTGACAGCTTCACCTACCGCATCTTTGATGCTCAGGGCAAAATGAAGCTTATTCAGGACAAGGCAAGCGATCTGCCGCGTGCGGACGTCCTGCGCAAGGAAGTGACTCATGCTGTTCGCAGCCTGGGCGCCTCCTTCTCCTACACGATCCAGGAAACTCGTGCTGCCGCCATGGTGCCCGGCATGAACCTGGAGCAGCGCCGCGCCAATGCTGTGCGTCGCGCCTATGAGGAGAAAGTCCAAGAGGTCGCCTACTTCGGCGATGGTGCCGTGGCGATGGACGGCTTCTTTAACAACGCCAACGTCGACAAGCTTGTCCCCTCGAAGTGGTTTGACGACGCAACCATCACCACCGACGAGATGCTGGAGCTGCTGAATGAGGCTCCTACCCGCATCGTGCAGAACTCCAACATGAAGGAGGCTCCCAACACGATGCTGGTGCCCTACGACGTGTATCGCGTTATCAGCACCACTCCCCGTAGCACCACCTCGGATACCACGGTGATGGAGTTCTTCCTCCGCACTAACCCCATGATCCGCTCTATCGAGCCGATCAACGAGCTGGAAGCTTCGAAGTCTGGCAGCAAGCTGTCCAAGGACCGCATCATCTGCTACGACCGCAGCCCAGAAAAGCTGCAGCTGCACGTGCCCCGCACTCTGGAGTTTTTGCCCCCTGTGCGCCAAAACCTGGAGTTCACCGTGGCGGCACACGCCCGCATCGGCGGCGTCGCTCTGTACTACCCCAAGAGCGCACTTTACGTCGAAAAAGCCTGATAAGACCTAGTTTTTCAGAACATGATTATCACTTACACGCCTCAGCTGGAAAACCCGCCGCGTGACAAAGAAGTCACACTTGGTTTCTCGATCATCGGGAACAAAGCAGGCGGTACCGAGCACGTCCAACTTAAGTCCGGTGTAAACCGTGATGTCTCTCAGGCTGACTGGGAGAAGATTCAGGGACTGCCACTGGTAAAGGACCTGCTCTCCCTCGGCGCTCTGAAAGTGCAAGAAGACGTGGAAGTGGTGGACACCTCGGTCAAAGCGGCCGGGGGTCTCACCACTATGCCCGTAAAAGATGCGCTTGATGCTATTGACGCTACCTTTGACCTGGACCTGCTCAAAGAGTGGGACTTTGCTGAAAACCGCGTCAGGATCAAGAACGCGATTGCCAAGCGAGTAAAGGCGATTACTGAAGGAGAAGGCTGATGGCCGTAACCTCCACCACTTTTCTGTCCAGATTCCCTGAATTTGGAAATCTGGAACCTGCAGTAGTGGCGGGGGCAATCGCCGAAGCTCAGCTTTTCTGTGATAGTGAGGTCTGGGGCGCTCAGCACGATAACGGCATAAGCTACTTAGCTGCTCATCTGTTGGCCTCCAGAACCCAAGCTATAGGTGCACAAGTCGGGGTAGGTTCAGGAAGCAAGAGCGAACTGGGCTACGCAGCAACGGCATACGGTGCAACCTTCAACGCCTTACAACGCAGCCTCATTAACGTAGGATTTGCGTTCTGATGGGAGCCTACGCACCCTTTGATAACGCAGCCTTGGTGTTTAAGGTCTATAGCACTTACGCCATAGACCCAAACACGGGCAACAAAGTCCCCGTAGATACTGCGGAGACTTATACGGCTCATATCCAATTGCAGACTAGTAGTCAAGACTATAAGGCTGGCATTGATGAGGCAAAGTTCAGTTGCAAGGGTCGCTTACTCAGTCCGACAACGTTCAGCCCAAAAGTCAAAGTAGGCGCCGTTGCCTCCTGCACCGTGAACGGTGTATCCGGGACGTTACGATTAACGGATCTAGGGTCAAACTCCCTCACTTTTGCTCGAAACACACTGCACCAGGAGTTTTCTGGTGTATTTGAGCAAGTTGGCAAAGGAGGCTGAAATGGCTAAACAACAGAAGGTCGATACCAAGGTATTAGATCGAGCGATTACGGCCGCTACTCAAGAACTTGTAAATCGGCTATCAGCTGAGTACACCAGTGAAATATCAGCTGATAAATGGAAGTGGAATGATGGAAGCTTACGCGACATCGTGGACACAGGCCGCCTGCGCGCAAGCCAGACGGTCCAAAAGGCCGGAAACAATAGGTATCAGTTCAGCTGGCCCGTTGAGTATGCCCTTCAAGTTCATGAAGGTACAAAGCTGAAGGGAGGCGGCGAATGGCCTGCACGCCCTTGGACAAAGACGGCTCTGGAGAACGTAGACCCTAAGAAGTTCTTTGAGACTATACTTAGGAGAGAGTTAAATGGCTAGTATCACACAAATACGTGGCCTAATTAACTCGGCAATTGGGTCCAGATTGGGAAACTATAATCTTCCAGATGGATCTACGTCCCCCGCCCTATGGGTACGGGGCCAGCAGCAAGTTCCCAAAGACTGGACAGTTAGTGGCATTGAATGTGTCATCGACGAAGTCCCCGAAATGGTGAACAAGCCCACCTTGTCGCAAGCCGTGATTCTGGACGTCCGTTGGCCGATCAATCTCACCAGCTACGACACGGCTCAAACACTAGCCGAGGTGCGCGAGCTTCTCTTTCAGTGGTTCCCTGATATTCAGGATGCAGTCCACGTACCGCAAACTGACATCTCATTTGAAACGCTGAAAGTTTTTATCCCCGATTACTCGATTCAACCTGAGAGAGGCTAATGGCTAATCTTCCTGGTGGTGCATTTGCCAAGGGGCGGGACCGTATCGTCCGTGTCGCTGACCCTGGCAGCACCCGTAAAACCGCTACTGTGTCGTCAGGCGCAATCACCGCTCCGACTGGCCTGACCTATAACTGGCTCAAAGGGGCCACGAAGGCAGAATTCACCCCGTCGCCCAACTCTCAGGAGTTCTATTTGCTGGGTGACAGCGGCTGGCGCGACTCCGTGGGTGTGACCCAAGCTGGTGAACTGGCTTGCTCCGCCTACTTCATCAATAGCCTGGCTACTGGTGGCGTCCCGAACGCTGACGTTGATCCCGGTCTGAGGCTGGTCCTGGACGCCGAGTCGGATCCTGATACCGAGATTTGGGTGGAACAGTTCACCTACCTCGGAGCCGACACCACAGGCAACCACAAGTACCACGCTCGCATGTTCCAAGCTTGTATCACGGGCGTGTCTGAGGCTTCGCCTTCTGACGGCCTGATCGAATACTCCTGGACGTTCCAGTCCCGTGGCCGCATCTGGTCGGGAATCTACGACGCCAGCTCGACTGCTCTGACCGTGTACTGATGAAATACGATCTGCTGGTCTCAGAAGACAAGCAATCGTACTTTATTAACTGCACAGTGTCAGGCGAGTTACTGGAAGTAGGGGCGGTTTATATCGCCCCTTTTTCGTCTTCATTGATGACACTCATTACCGAAGAGGGTGGTAAATTGACTGTGGTTATCCCACCTGACGCGGAAAACTCAGCCACAGAGCTTGTGGCGTCAGATACATCGTTTTTCATAGACTGATGAGCCGTTACGCAAAGCTTTTTTTCAAAGAAAAGGAATATCACGAGATTCTCCCGTTTCGTTTCCCGATCTATAAAGATCTTGTTGCGGGCGAAGCAGAGGGCGTCGAGGATATTGCCAGGAAGCAGGCACAGAACACGTACTCCCTGCTTAAAATCGCAAAAGCGGTTTCCAAAAAGCGCAAGATTGGCGTCAAGGATGCGTTGGAGTTGCTTAGCAATACTGAAAGCGATAATGAGGTTCTGTACGAGCACGCCGAAGAACTGGCAGAAATCCAAAAGGATAGTTCGACGGTCGCTGAGCAGCAAATTGAGATGGTGACACTCTTCTTGCGGTTCAGAGGGGAGATCAAGGAAACTAACGAATGGGTAGAGACTCGTGACTGGACGCGAGAAGACACCCTTCTGATTCCCAGCCGGTTGTTGAACGACATTTTTACGTTCATTAATTGGGAGCGAAATGGCTGGCCCACTGGTGAGGAAGAAGCGGGAAACTGAATGAGGGTGACGAGGATCCAGAAAAGCACATAGACAGTTATCGAAGGTTCCTGGCGCAAAAGCCTCTCGACGTCACCAAGCTGTACCTAAAACTAAAAGTCTCTCCTTTTGGGGAGGACTATACTCGTGCAACCTTTTTGCGAACACCTTTAAAAGAGGTAAATATGCTCTTAGAGTTCGTCTACGAGGAAGAAAAAAGGCGCGCCAATATAGCCTCTATATCGACGGCAAAGTTAGCACTAGTAGTCGTCAATGTTGCTCAAGCCTTAGCAGGTAGCAAGAAGGAGGCAAAGCTGACGCTTGACGAGCTATTGCCTTTTGTTTTGAACGAAGAAGTAGCCGCAAAGCAGACCGAAACCGAGGAGATCTTAAATAAGGTGATCAGAGAAAGGAAGCTACCCGTTCACGTAGTAGCCGCGCTAAGTAAGGTCACATCGATTTAGAAGCCAGCTAAAATAAGAAAACGGAAAGGTGCGCTGTGGCTTCTCTTGGGGACCTAACTCTTTTTATTTCCGCTGAGACCGGAAGGGCAAAGCAGGATATCAGCGACCTCGGCAAGACGGCCGATAACGTAGCGAATAAGAAACGTGAAATAGATTTCTCGATTAGCACCGCAGCGAATAATATTCGACGACTCAAAAAAGACATTGAAGAAATTGGGGGCGCCCTAAAGACTACGTTAAATGTTGCGCAACGCACACCCTTTCTCCAAGACAAGATTGAATCAGCGCAGAAGCTAATCCAGACCACAAAGCAAATTCCACAGATCAGCCAGGATCTTAAGGAAGGCGCCAAGGCTGGAAACATCCTAAAGAATTCATTCGAGGGTTCAATAAGTGCAGTCGGAAAGCTAACCAATAATCTGGCAAAAGCAGGCTTTGCGCTTTACGGTCTTCAGCAAATCGTTGGTGCACTCCAGGGCGCATTTGGGGGTTTCTTTAAAGCAACACTAGGCCAAGAGATTGCATTTCGCGAGCAGCTTCTAAAGACACAGACTGCATTGGCTTCGACCAATGACGTGCTGGTAAACGGGAAAGTAGTAACAGACCCGTACAAAGCAATTGTTGCTCTAACCGGCACGATTGAAAAGCGGATTGATAGTATCCGAAAGCGGTCGCTGGATCTCGCTGGTGTTACTAGTGGTGAAGTTGTTGAAGTCTTTGGCATGGTGGCCCAGCAAATCGGGTCAGTTGGAGGGAGCTTAAAAGATGCTGAAGACCTAGCAATTGCATTCTCAGGTGCTCTTGGTACTTTCGGCATACCGCTATACCAAGCCCGACAAGAGATTGGTTCAATCTTGCGGGGTGACATTACAACTGATTCATACCTGGCAAAAGCTTTAGGCATAACAAACGAAGACGTCAGTAAGGCGAAGACAAGCACAGAGGGTGTTGTTGGTTTCCTAAACAAGAAACTACAAGCTGCTGTAGCTGGCCAAGCCATAGCGGCTAAAAGCTTCAGTGGAATCACGTCTAACCTCCGAGACCTTGCCGAGCTGTTGGGTAAGGAATTTGGTGCACCGTTAGTAGATCCCCTGGTTGCTGGGCTTGGGAAGGTCTACGGACTTTTAAGTGGAATTAAAGAACAGGCGTTCGCCGCAGCCAAAGCTCTTGGAGGGGGAATTGCGGGGGCTTTCTCGACCCTAGGAACACAATCAGTTGGAAATTCAAGAGCGTTGAGTGGAGGGCAGGCGCAAAGCAAACAAATTGCGGAAGATGCCGCCACTGCCCTAGACAGAATTTCAACAAAGATCGCAGCTCTTGCGGCAAAAGTGGCAGAGCCGCTGCGCAACGTATTTGATCTTTTAGCAAAAAGCATTGCGAGCCTCACGCAAGGCTTAGGTGCTTTAGCCTCTGGATTCGTAGGTCTTAAAGTCGAAGTCTTTCAGCAATTGCTGCAAGCGTTCCAGAACCTTCTGGCTGCAGCACAGCCCTTAATCTCAGCAACATCATCGCTACTACAGCTGTACGGGCAGTTTCTAAACCTTCCGCTTGTCCAGTACTTCAGTTCACTAACTGCCCAGTTCAAGCTGCTGGAAACTGTCGGTGTAATGGGCTTTGTGAAGCTGGTAGCCGGCGGAATTGCGTTCACGCAGATGTGGGGCACAATTGTGGCGGCAGTTACGTCTGCTGCCGCAGCCATTCAACGTGCACTAGGTCAGGCACTGCTTGCTGCGGGCACGATGATGACAGCCTTAGGGCAAGCAATCACAGCGCTAATAGCTCGTCTTGGAGTAGCGGTCCCAGCAGTGAATCAATTAGCTGCTGCTCTTACGGCTACGGGCACTGCTGCTAAGGGAGCAGGTACAGCAATGACGACCGCCAATGTTGCGGCAAATGCCCTTGGTAACGGTATGAAGATGCTGGCGTTGAACATGCTTAAGTTCAACGCTATTTTGCTACTGGTTCAGTTGGCGATAACAGCTGTTGTAGACGCCTTCGGCAGGTGGCAGAGAGCTCAAGAAAAAGTTGCTAGCGATAAAAGGGCTAAGGATGCTCTGCAGAGCCTGAATAGAGAACTTAAATACGTCGATGAGAATTCATCTGCTGCATCCCGCGCACAAAAAGAACTGGCTGAGAGCATTGTTACTAGTAAGCTTGCCGAGCAAAAAGACGCTTTTAACGACGCAGACAAGAAAGTCAATCAACTAACAGAAGACATCAAGAAGCTTAAGAAAGAGCTGGCAGACAGAAAAGGGTTTGCATTCGGACTGGATATTCAAGGTATAAACGCGCTCACAAGCGCGCTACAGGGTAAGGAGTCAGAACTACAAAAAGCGGTCGGTGCACGCTTCGCGGCAGAGAAAGAATATACCGATACTCTTACAGACTACGAAAAGACAAAGAAAAGAGAATCGCTGTCAGACGAGGTAGAGACCAGAAAGAAAGAGATCGGCGCAGCCAATGAACAACTGGCCAAACAACAAGCAGATCTAGCCCGCGAAACAGCTAATGCCGAATTTTCGGCTCGCATGGAGCTGGCTCGCCAGCAAATAGAAGTATTTCAAGCTGGCGAAGAGCTGCGTGTAAGAGAGCTTGACATCTACAACAAAAAACTGATCGATGGCCAAGAAGGAGCATCGGCAGCTGCCCTTGAGGCGCTGAATACCTACATTAGTGAAAAAGAGAAAGGGGAAACTGCGATTGAGGCCCGCCGAAGAGAATTCCAACTTCGTGCAGCAGAGATCGAAAAAGAAATTGAAAACTACAAGTATGACATTGCCCAGAAAATTCTGGAAATGAAGAAACAAGGCGCCAAGATTGAGATGGACGCCGCAGAATATGCAAGAAAGCAACAAGAACTTGCAAATTTAGGAGGAAGCAACCCCCCTGGTGGAAGCACCCCCACAGGGGGCGGTGCCATGCTCCCCGGCGGGGCAGGCGCTACAGCACGTGTAGGAAGCAGCGGTAGGAGCAGTGGCCCTCATTTGGATCTAAGGGGACCAAACCCTGCAAACGTCCTAAAAGAAGCCGAAGCGATCATTAAAGCATGGCAACAGATGGGAGTGAAGTACATCGTGCTGTCAAACATCAACAAAGACATCACGAGGGTCACAAGCTCCAGTGAGCTTCAGCGACTGCTGAGAATGGAACAGGTAGCCCATGATGCGACCCGAGGGAGACGTCCCGGGGCGAGTAGTGGGGCCATCGATCTAGCGGTACCGATGGGCACACCAGTACCTGTACCCGTGGGACCTGTCGCATACGACAGCAGTGGGGGAGGGTATACCGCACCCTCGAGATTTGGGTTTGGCAATAGATTCCTGCACCTTCAGCAGGGTAGTAAAGCGACCGGTAGTGCGCCGACTGCGAGACCGGATATGAGTACTCCTACAGTGGCCGCCCCCTCGACAGGAGGAATTGAACAAGCGAAGCGAGGGCTAATTAGTTTGAATGATCAGCTACTAACCTTCGAAAAACGCAACCAAGAAATTACCAATCAAGAGAACCTAGAGCAGTTCTTTAAAGCTCTGGCTCCAAATATTCCTGTAGAGCAGTTTAAGGACGTCACGATTCAAGTCCAAGCATTTGCTGAGGCTGCGAAGAAGGGGATGGACCCTGAGAAAGTTGCCATATACGGCGAGCAACTTGCAAAACTCAGGATTTACGAAAGAGAGATGGCGGAGGCTATTGAACAAGCCGGAAAGCAGCGGGGGATGACTGCGGAAAAACTAAAAGAGATCGAAGCAGATTTGAAGAAACGCTTCTACGGACCGGGTGGAACGAAAGAACAGCTTGACACAGAATTAAAGATGCGGCTACAAGCGCTGAATGCCGAACGGCAAAAAGCAGCCATCATCGACATGATGAATAAGACCCGTCAAAGTGCACTGGGAACAACCCAGGGCATCATCACGGGAAGTGCACAGATGCAGGCCCAGACGTACTACGACCCTCGCGAGCAGCAACGCATACTGGCGGAAGGTGAAATCGCAGCAGAAGCTGCACGTCTTGATCAAGAAAATGGTGATTGGCGTACCGCTACAGGGGATGCGGCCGACGAGCTAAGAGCAAAATTTGAAGCATTCAGACAGCAGAAGCTATTCGATGCTGAGCGACAGGGCGAATTTGAGGCAATGCGCAATGAGTTCCAAATGCTCAGCGATGTGGCGTCTGGGGTTGGCCAAGCCGTTGGTCAAGCATTTTCGTTCGGTGTACGCGACATTCTTACGGGCTCAAAGACAGTAAAGGAAGTCCTCGCTGACATGTTTACGAGTGTTGCCGATTCGTTCTTCCAAATGGCACAAAAGATCATTGCAGACATGATCAAAATGATTGTGCTGAAATCACTACTTGGACTGTTTGGCAACACAATGGGTGGAGGCGGAGGAGGTGGGATATTTGGCGGGCTATTTGGCGGAGGAGGCGGAGGAGGGAGCGCACCAAGTGGCTTCGGGCTGGAGAGCCTAATGAGTGGAATGGGTTCCGGCGGGGGCGGCATGTTCCTCAAAGATGGGCCTCCGGACTACTCCGCAGTATTCAGCCGGAACGGGAACATTCTTGTTGGGGGCTTCCAGGCATTTGCTCAAGGAGGTGTCGTAAAGCGACCTACGCTGGGCCTGGTAGGGGAGGGCGCGTACAACGAAGCGATTGTGCCATTGCCCAACGGGAAGGCGATTCCAGTAGATATGAAAGGTAGCGGCGGTGCTGGAGCACCTATAACCACCAATATCACAGTTAATGTGAACAACGAAGGTAAAACAGACACGCAAATGTCTGGAGACCAGGCCGGTAAACTCAGTAAAGCTATTGATAGCGCTGTTAAGCGCGTCATCCTTGAAGAGAAGCGACCAGGAGGCATGTTGAGTGGCCGATAGAGCACTTGCCTTAGATCTGACCCTTAACGTCACCGAGAAGGTGACGCATAGGGTAAAGAAGTACGGATTCGGCGATGGCTACGAGCAAATCCAGAAGGACGGCATAAACTCGAAAATCACTGAATACGAGATAACGACCAAGCCACTGCGGACAGCCGACGCCAGTGCGCTGAAGGCCAATCTCGACTTAGTGGCGGTAGGAGACTATTTCCTCGCAACGATTACGCCGTTCTCAAGCTCGTCAAAAAGGTATCGTCTAAAGAACGGTAGCTACACAGAACAGGTACTACCCTCTACAAACAGAAGGATTTACACGTTCACACTGCAGGAAGCATTTACTCCTTAAACGTATGGCCAGATACCCTGTTGTCAACACGGGAACCATGGATGTCACGTTGCCAAAGACAACGGAAGTTCTCAGCGCCATAAAAGCATTGCAAGATGCGGAACAGAAGTTTTACGAGGACAGGAAGGACTTACTTAATAGCTACCCAGGCAAAATCAAGGACTTTACGACTATAGAGGTTGAAAGTCTGTACGACAGAAAGATAGGTGTTGAGCCCTGGAATTATTTCAAGAGATATGAGTCCTCTGGATCAACCTTGAAGAGCGGAAGCTACCCCACACCTAGCGTGGGTGGATCGAATCCCTTATTCGAGGAGCTAGCAGATAGCACGGAGACCTGTTTCTGGATAAATATGAATTGGCCGGGATCTCCACAATCTACGCCGAGTGAAGGATATCCGTATGTATGGATCGAGACAACAACTGATCCCGAAACAGGTATGAATGTAAACACCCCGAAGATGTGGAGATACTTACCCACCAGAGGAGCAAACTGGATTGATCTCCTGGCCGCCGAGAGTGGGTATAACAATCTGTTCACCAAGCGAGAGCCACATCAAACATACACACTAAGCGGATTTTCGTGGGGTTCTGTCGACAGAAATACTGACTATTACTCAGGCTTTGGCAATGTTCCCATTGCTTATGACGGTAAAGGAGGACTGAGCGACTGGGAAGCTCATATGAATAGGCTTGTTGGCCTTGCCTGGAATGACAGCGTAGGACCAACTCTAGGTACTTACAAAGAAAAGCTCAAGGAATACCAAGACTCATCCAAATCTGCCGCGTCATTTGTGTTTGATTCTGCGAGCACAAAGGGTTTATGGGAGGGGTATAAACAGACAGAGAGTAATGGAGTAAACAGACCAGGGAAACTAAGCGTCAAATTGGTTAAGGAGCTGCGCGGAATCTAGTAATGCAACAAGACGCCCTTATCAATCTGTACATTATTGACGGTAGCCACCTAAGCCCAAAATGGGGCGGAAAGATATACCTCGTTTCACCGGAACAAACCGGTGGAAAATCAGTTCGCTACGTCGACGAAAGATTAGACGCTACTAGTTTGGTCAACTATCAACCCGTGCCAATTGCAGCGGCAGATTTCAAGCTCACAGGAAGCAATCGGCTACCCAACCCAAAGCTGTCAATTGCAAATGTAGACGGACAAATGACAAGTCTGTCGTACGACTTTGACGATCTCATTGGATTTAGATTGTGGAGGCTGAGAACCTACGCAAAATATTTGCACTCAGTGGGAGGGGTAACGCAGTCTACGTATGACGCTGCAGCGGTATTTACACCAGAGCTGTGGTGGTTCAACCGAAAGACGGAAGAGACAAACCTAGGTGTGATTTATGAATTAGCGTCTGCGATGGATATAGAGGGACTCCAGATACCGACCAGAAAGTTATACGCCAATTTCTGTCCATTTGCCTATGGCAGCCCTGAGTGCGGCTCCACATCGACCAAGCTCACGTGCGCTAAGACTCTAGAAGACTGTAAAGAAAGAAACTCGGAGCCCTACCCATTTGGGGGATTCCCAGCGACAACAGCATGAACTTACACAAACACATAGCGCAGTTGTGCATTGAGGCTCTACCTGAAGAAGCTTGTGGGGTCGTGGTAAACGGCGCTGCCGTTAGATGCAAGAACTCATCTGATAATCCAATTGACAGCTTTGTCATATCTGCAGAGGACTACTTAAAGCACAGACCAGATACGATCTTTCATTCGCACCCAAAGGGAACTTCGGGTTTTAGCGACCATGACTTGGCAGTAGCTGCGAATATGGAATTAACTTCCTACGTGTACATCGTCGAAAGCGACAGACTGGAACGTTGGACAGCAAGTGAAGGACTAACGGTTTTTGCAGAGGTGCTTAAAGAGCTATGAAGATCATTCTGGAAGGAGTAGCTGGTAAGCGCTTTGGGCGTGAATTTAATTTAGATGTACATAGTCCTAACGACGCCATCAGAGCACTGAGCCATAGAATACCCGGATTTAGGACCTTCATGGAAGGTTCACACGAGTTTGGGATTTACTGGCGGGTATTAACGAACAGGAATAAGGAGGGCGTTAACGCGGAAGAACTTGCAATGGGGTGTTCAGAGCTTATCCTTGTCCCGGTTATTACAGGCTCTGCAGATCTTTGGAAGAATATCCTTAATATCTTCTTGGGCATCGTCCTTATAGTCTTCGCCTTTACCGGCTTTGGCTTGGTTGCATTTGGCGCAGTAGGTACTATTTCCGCTGGTATACAGAGTGCGATCGCGGCTTTAGGTTTTGGCTTGTTATTCACTGGAGTTGCTGGTCTCTTGGCGCCTGGAACTCCGCAGGGGGATAAAAGTGACGAAGGGCGAGAAGCAGATGATGCTGTATTTGACGGAGCTCAATCTACAGCCGGTCAAGGCGCACCGATTCCATTACTCTATGGAACGTTTTTATGCCAGAGCATCCCAATTGTTAGCTCCTACATCGATGACAATAAGGGCTACTACCTAGGCGTAGTATCAGAAGGTCAGATTGAGGGGCTGGCAGGAGAGGCAAAGGACAACATTTATTTGAATGGGGCGCGTCTAGCCTCCTCAAGCGTTGACAACATCGAACTAAGCGACGGGGAACAGACAGCTCAACCATGCTCATTTGTTAAATCAGGTGGTTTTCACCTCTCAGCTGGCGCCACCCTTCAGGCAATGGAGGGTACTACGCCAAATCAACAGGTAATTCGTTCATTTCAGCAGCCATACGCGGATACGTTAAAAATCCGTCTGACGTATGGGCCCTGCTACTGCGTCAACAGCTACGGGGCAAAAGGCTCTTCATGGACGAGGTACAGAGATTACACAACTAGGGGCAAGACAAATTTTCTAAGGTATATCGTCGAGTGTATTAACGGAAATGGATTGACTTTCTATAGCAAGCTATTTGAATGGGGGAACAGCGGTCCCGTTAAATCCCAAAAGCTTGATGTACTAGAAGTTGATATCAGCGGCGTTCCTCAACCAATCAGCATAAGGATTACGCGCTTGGACAGAGACGGGGTCCCCGATCCGGAGAGCCGAGCAGGAGATGAAGATAGTGAAAGTTGGCAATGGGTCAAAGGTGATGTGACCTTTGTGTCTGCTGATGTCATGTGGAGTGAAAAACTCAAATTCCCTAAGTCGGCAATGCTTGGACTGAAGTTTGATGTGTCTGAATTTACTCAGATGCCGACAATCTATGCAAAGTGTAAGGGGATAAAAGTGCCATGCATTACAAGCAGCTTGTCAATTACCTACCAATACAGCACAAATCCCGTATATGTACTCCTCGATCTGATAACCAACCCTAGATATGGGGCGGGAGGACGTAGTTATACAAAAACAACTTCGGGAGGCGGGACAGTTGTTCAGCCGGGCATTCGGATGGAGGATGTCGATTTAGGCTCGTTTAAAGAAGCAGCAAACTACTGTGAAGACAAAGGTATAACGTTTAATGGTGTTATAGATGGAGCATCTGACGCCTATGATCTCATAAAGGGCGTAGCATCGACATTCCAGGGATCGCTGTATTACGCGGGCGGAAAGATTGGTGTTGTCGTAGATAAAGCCTACACGTCGGAGAGCGAACTAAAGCTATTTACGGAATCAAATGTGATTCAGGAAAAAGAAGAGGATGGTACTGTCAAGGCGCCCTGCTTTACTTATGAGGGTGTGGCAAAGGCCGCGCGTAGAACTATTGCAAATGTAAGCTTTGTAGACCCAAACAGGTTTTACCAAGAAACAAAAGTTGCAGTTCACCACCCCGAAGGGATTGATCGCTATGGCTATCGGCCAGTAAATATTCGAGCTCTGGGTTGTACCAGTCAAGCTCAAGCACAGCGGCTTGGGCGTTACACGATTGGAAGTAATATCTATAACACAGAGACTGTGACGTTCAGGGTCGCGAGCGAAGGCATCTTGTTACTGCCCGGCGACATCGTGATGATCGCTGATGGAAATAAGACACCGGGAACGTACGGGGGTCGTGTGAGTGCCGCATCCACTACCTCAGTCACGATTGACCGAGACCTACCAGCTGGTATTTACGCCGGATACTCGCTATACGTGTATGGGGCGACTGGAGTCTGCATGAAAGCAACAGTCTCTGGCTTGGCTGGCCGCGTACTGAGTACAAGCACCTATTCGTCCACGCCTACAGTCAAACACTCATGGATCCTGGTAAAGGAATCTGAAGAGAAATCATTCCGCCGCTACAGGATTCAGGAGATTTCAGAAGAAGGAAATGGGACGTATAACGTGGTGGCAATTAAATATGACCAAAAGAAGTTTGAATTTATGGAATCAGAAACAAAAGACACTCTCGCTACTCTGGGAACAAGTTTGTTTAGCCCTACGGGAACGCCAAAACTTGGTTCTCCTATCTCTTTCACTATCTTGGTCAGTCCATAATGGCAACCACGAAGATTACTGTAGACTGGCCCGCCTTAACGTTTAAGGATTATTCAATTGTGGACATGCTGTTCTCAGGAGTGGCGTTCGCACAAGTTAGACCGGATCCTAGGCTGGCAAACTACGAGCTTGAATATCAAACAAATGACAGCGACAAGGATGAATGGTTCAGCCTGGGTAAGCTGACGCTAAACTCGGCCGTACTGAATTTCACGTTTGAAAGAGCCGTTAGAGTTAGGGTTAGAGCAATGTTGCGCTCAGGGGTCTCCTCTGCATGGGAAACCTCAAGATGGCTAGCCCTGTACGGCTTTACCTCGGATTTTCGCGACTACAGGAACACCTCGTTCTATTTAGGGATTATTTAAATGCCACTGTTTGGAAGAGACGCAAACGGTAGTGATGCGTATATCAGGTCAAGCGGAGCAGGGACTACCGCTGACCCATTTATCACGTTTCACGACCAGTTCACCAGCGATCTAAAGTTCTGGGCGGGCAACATTACCGGGTCAGATGATCTTATCGGTGCCGTATCGGGAAAGCGAATCAGGGTAATGAGCCTAATCGCCAGTGCTGATGAGGCGTTTAGATTGCAGTTTCAGTCAAATACAACAACGAACCTGACTGGACATATCTATGCCCCTAAGAATGGCACAATTGCGATTAGTAATCCATTGGGGCTATTTCAGACGGGAGCAGGAGAAAAGCTCAATGTGTTGCATGCTTGGCTGCCAACTGCGGGCACTACCATTGGTATAAGTATTGCTTACCGCGAAGTCTGATGACACGGGTGTTGGGCCGATTGTTTGAGGATGACAGAAACGGTGTAGTCGCAATCAAACCGTCAAAACCATTTTTTGGTGCTGACAAATACGAACGTCATTATCCAGTCAAGAATGGCGCAATCGATATTGAGTTGACAGCGACTCCACCTGGCATCTACTACGAGGTCGGATATAAGGAAGAAGGAGATATCCGAGATACGGTCTACACCTTAAAGTGGCGCATACCCAACCAAGAGGAACTAGACCTATCACCAAAGGACGATAACCAGCGGAATGAGGGAGCGGAAACCGAGCAAGCAGATACTTTCTGCAAGCTGCAAGCGATGCGACTGGCAGAGGAAGTGAGCGTGCTGCTGGCTGAAATCCAGAAGTTTAAGGACAGTGTGGAAGCTATGGAGGAAGATAAAGAGGAACTTGAAGCAAAAGTTACCCGCCTAGAGCAGGCTCACGAAAGGGCTATGCAGCTAAAAGATACTGAGCTTGAGGCCCTAAGAGAGACAAAGAAGCCACTCACCAAGACGATAAAAGAATATGTCCCCGTCGCTGATCAGGCACTTCTGGAACGCATCAGAAACCTAGAGGCCCAGAACAAAGAGCTACAGCAGTTAAACAGTGAGTACTACAAATCCGTGGTCGAACTATATCAGTTAAAGTTAGATAGAGCGCCTACGGCTCCTACAAGTCCGGCAGTGGGAGAGGGTCAGTTGACGCCCCATCAGCGCCTAATTAACCAGCTTGCAGCTAAGTAGATATGGCACTGAGCCCAATAACAGTCACTGTACGCGAAGGGGACAGTTTTGATGAACTGTACCTCCGAGTCGAAAAGCCCTGGGGTAAGCCCTACAACTACACCAACTCGGTCTTAGTTGCAGACATCCGTAGATACTTCAACAACACCACGACGGCCCCATCGTCAACGGTGGACTCGTTCGGGGTAGTTCGGCTGAAGCCCACGGAGGGTCTTGTTGCACTGAAACTAACAAGCAGGCAAACAGAAGCTCTAGGAAGAAACGTACCCCTGGGCTACGAAGAACGAGGTCTGACACAATCGGGTGTTTCCTTTGGCGTAGACCCCTCCGACGAACCTCAAGGTGTTTACCTATGGGATCTTCGAGAGTATTTCGCTGAAACTCAGGCTCAGATCAGTGGGATAGCCGCTGGCACAGCATTTACAAGCAGCTCTGGTGTAACTAGCAACAGAGTCAGAATTACGACTACGACCAACCACGGCTTGACCGAAAAAGATCAGGTCCTAATATCTGGAACTGGGCAGACGGTTTACGACGGGGTTAATTTCTCAGCAAATACACTTCAGATTATTAGTCCAACAGTATTTGAATTAGTACCCACATCCGCAGGTGCGCCCGCATTCAGTGTTAGTGCGAGCTCGGGTACAATATCTGTGTATAAGGAAGATACGCTGGCCATAGGCACATTGGAAGTGATTCCGCGTATCTCAAGAGATTCAGTTAGCTGAGGTTTGTTTCAATGCCCGACGTTGAAGAAGGCGTAAGTGTAATTACAGTAGGTCGCACAACGCCTATTCCGGCTGGTCAGGCGACCTCGGCTAATTCCCTCCCTGTGGTGGTGGCATCGGATCAGAGTCCGATCCCAATCCTCGACAACTTGTCTGCACCTTCACAAGTCAGGGATGACTTGCTGGGGATCCCAAGGGTGCAAACGCCCCTGGCAATTTTTGATGATACTAACCTGCTCGATATTGACACCAATATCTGGGCTAAGAATGAACAAACGGCCTCTGGAAGCCGGGTAACGCAGGTCAATCACCTTCTGCAGCAGTCTGCAGCAGAAGTGCTTGTTACCCCGTCCGCTTCGAATGGGGCGCTGGCTAGCTTGATCACCAAGCAAGCCTTCCCGTACCAAACCGGCCGCATTACTTCGGCGTCCTTTGGCGTCGCCATGAGCCGTGACGCGAATGCCAAGATTGAGTTTGGCATGTTCGACAGCACGGACGGCTATTTCCTGAGGATCGTCGGTGACGAGCTCTACTACGTGCGCCGGACCAGCTCGGGTGAGCGGCCACAAGACCACCTGAAGGGCTACACGGCTCAAGGTACTGACCCAACCACCTTTACCGTTGATGCGGCTGTAATGACCGCTCAACCGAGCCGTACTGATAGAGGCACCGTTTATCAACTCGTGTCGACCTCTCCCACTGTGATGGAAGAGATTGTTCCGCGCCGTTTTTGGAATGGCGACACGATGGTCGGTGCAAATACGACCATTCTGGGTGCCGCTGATACCAAATCGGCTCACCAGCTCAGCCTGACCAATCTGGTGATGTGCCGTATTGAATACGGCTGGTATGGCGGTACCGGGTCAAGGCTGTTGTTTTACGTGCCTGTCGATGCCAACCTGCCTAGCGGTGAAACAGTAAAAGCCTCCCGCTGGGTCATTGCGCACAATCTGAACTGCTCAGACAGAATCCCATACCCGTCGCTGGGGAACCCAACGCTTCCGATGCAGTTCCGCATTGAGAAGACTGGTGCACTGTCGGCAAATTCCTACATTCGCAAGTACGGAGCCCAGATCTCCATTGATGGCGGCGACTATAGCAAGCTTGCAATTTTCAGCAAGGATAGTCCAAAAGTGGCGAGCATCGGGACGACCTCGTACAAGCCACTTCTCGCACTGAGAATTAAAGAGAATATCACCAATAATCAGGGTCAGACGAAAAGAAACCTGATGAGGGTGTTCCCTCTGGTGCTGTCGATGTGCAGTGAAGCCAGAGCTCAGTTTGCCCTGTTTAAGAATCCGGCCACGATGAGCGATGCCTCCTCGACTCCGGTAACCGCGTTTACGAGTACTGGCACCCTCTCAGCAATCGAGTTCAACTCCCCCGAAAGCGCTACGAACGCAATTACTTCGTTTACGGGAGGCGAACAACTAGCTAGTTTCTTTACAGGCGACGGGTCAGCAGATACGGTCGACCTCACCGAAATTTTTGCCTTTGCCCGTCAGTATCTGACTCGGGAAGCCACCGCAGCATCCGGGACAGCCGGGGATGTACTTATTATTGCTGCTAAATCCGTCGACAATCTGTCTAACTCCTGTAAAGCCAGCATTACCTGGGGTCAGCGCTAATGGCGGATAAAGCCTACCAACTCCCGGAAGATATCGGGCAAAAGTCGATTTCCAGGAATGGGGAGGAAGTACAGGCCGCCTCGGAGTTTCCTAGTGGCCAAGCGCTAAAGGAAAAGAGCCTTCCAGTGGTTATGCCAAGGAATGGCTATACACTCCCGATTATTGACAATTACAGGGCACCTACACAGGTTGACAGGGACTTACTGGGCTTCCCCAGAGCGACAACTCCTTACAACTTCCTTACTCAGAACGATGCCTATGAGCTGACGGAGGCTGATTGGATCTACGACGTCACTGGAATTGACGAGCGCCCAGACGTCGACAGCACTGAGTCGGCTCGTTGGATGCAGATAGCCAAAGCGAAGCCCATTTACTTTCCGGCCCCGTATGGGGAGGTGAAATACAACCCTAGTGCAAGCTCAGCTCAGTTAATTCTCAACAGTGCAAACGGAGGTTTTCAACGAGCCAGGGTCTGCACAAAGAAAAGATATCGTTACCAGCCGGGGAGAATTGTTCGTGTCAGCCTGGCCTGTAGGATGTCGCTGGACGACACGCCGATCAGTGTGACGCGCCTATGGGGAGTAGGTGACCCCAACGACGGTTTCTTTGTTGAGGCCAAAGGAGATGGTGAAGGAGACAGACTGCAGATCCTTTACCGAACAAGCAGCGGAAGCGGCTTAAGATATGAAACACGGATTCCCAGGTCACAGTGGACCGGAGACAAAGTTGATGGCAGCGGAAAATCTGGGCAGAAGCTTGATCTGACCAAGACGTTTATGACCCTCATTGAGTGGGGGTGGTACGGAGCAAGCAACGTCAGAATTTACTTCTACCTAGTTGATAACAATAAAGACCTCCCGACATCAATCACACAGATTCCACGTGCAAGGTGGATTCTGGCGCACGAGCTGATTCTTTCAGACAGAGCCAAGAGAAATGATTTGAAGGAAAGCGATGGTGCTGGAGGATTGCGCACCTATGACGCGCCCTCACTTCGCAGACCTGGACTGCCTGTGTGGGTGGAGATTGCCAACAGTGGCAACCTGGCGCGTTCCGAGTTTATAGAGCGCTATGGCGCATCTGTCATTGTCGACGGTGGTGACGAGAACAAGGCCAAGGTTGCCACGGTAGACGCCGTCAATGGTATTCCTGCCGATCCCGCGATTGGAGGCACGACTCACGGAGCAGGCAGAGCGCTTTTAACACTGCGCTCCAGACCTTTTCTCACCAATAACGACAACGCATTGGTGGAGAATTTGCTGGTAACTAAACCACTCAAGTTGAGTGCAACAGCCAGCGCCCTAGTGGAACTGGAGATCTGGAAAGACCCGATAATGGTCAAGCCTGAAAATACTGGCCACATTAACGGGCAGCTGCCGTATCGAGATGGAGACTACGTGTCTCCATTTAATATGGTCCCCGAGGTCCTCACCTCGTACGACAGTGCTGGAACTGAGATAGCACTAAGCGACGCGACTCCAGTCAACAACACGTTGGCAGTCACTACAACTTACACGGGGCGTACCGTAACCCTGGATCTTTCACTGAATGACCATCGTTTAGTGGTGGGAGGCCGCAAGATCGGCAGTTACATGGTTGATGCAAAAGGACTGTCGCTGAACCTGGAAGAAATATTTAGTGGGCAGAGGGAAACGATAACCTCTGAGTTTGATAGCCCGCCGGACTTTCCGATCCGTACGACCAGCATTGAAGTCCGTGCATTTAACAGCGTTACCGGGGAAATCAGCGTTTCAAGAGCGTTTCCACTAAGGCTATATCCCAATCAACGGGTGTCGCTAGGTAGTACAAACTACTATGTTCTGGCAATCACCTCATCGACGACGTTCACTCTGAAAGCGGCTAAAGTAAATACAACAGCTGTTACCGCAGGGATTCTTGCCGGAGACACGCTTGTGGCTCACTACGAAGCCGATCTATCGGGCGCCGTAGCCACGCAGCTTACACCTATCTACAACACGGAATTGGTGTTTGTGGCTAAGCCATTTATGGCATTACCCGAGCGTCCTCAACCGTCTGTGGACGAAAATGCACAGTGGATGAATCCTGTCAACGCAACGACGGATAACACCTTTACACCGCTTTCGGTTCCCACTGTGGATCTATACATTACTCATGGTGTTGTCTAATGCCAGTCGTAGGCTCTCAACTCATTAATACCTCCAGCACAGGTAGGCCCACGGATCTAGAGGACCGGCCGTTTAGCTTTGCCATGAGTACGCAGATCTTCTTGAATCCTGCGGATTCTCCTACCGATGCTGTGGTGTCGTTCAAAGTCAACCCAACGTTGCTGGCTGACACCGTGGCAGCAGGCACGTCAAACCTTGCTATTGGATTTGCGACCGATGCCGAGTTGAATACCCTATCGAGCTGGACAGAAAGCCAGATTTCTGCGTCTAGTGGCAACAGGTTTGCCGTAGGGTTTGGGAGATCCACAACCGCGCCAGCCAAAGTAGGCGTAAATATTCAGGGCACGCAGTACACAACGATTGCAAGGGCACAGAACGTAAGTTCTGTAGACATCACAGGAAACACACTAGCAATGAATGATCATCCTTTTGTAACGGGTGATCGCATTATTGTCTCCTCTACAGGCAGCTTGCCGGGCGGACTGGCGACGGATACCGCATACTACGCCATAAACAGCAGCACTAACAGCATTAAAGTTGCTGTAAGTTATGCCGATGCAATTGCAGGCACTGAGATCGATATTCAGGCAGCAGGCTCGGGTACAATTACTGTAGCCTCCGATGAGATCTTTACTCTCACCAGGAGCGGGGCTACCGGTGCTGTCTCCCTGAGAAAAGGGGCCAATACCATAGCCGTATTTACAAATACGAATCAACAAAGCCCCCTGCGCCTGTTCTACTGGTGTCGCGAACAATCCGCCTCAAGTACGGCGCCCTTAGTTAAGGAAGTCAAGGTAAGAGGTGCCACCTAATGCCCACAACCAGGAACATTACTGATCTTGCTGCGCTAACCACGCCGGCAGCTGACGATCTTCTGCTGATTATTGACAGGATCAGTGCGACCAGTACAGAAGCGAAGAAAATTACGTGGGGCAATGTCCAAGAAGCAATTCAGGACATTGTTGGCTCACAGTTTATTAATGACCCTGCTACCCCTAGCACGGTAACCGTTACCTACGACGATGTTGCAGGCACGTTAAGCGCACACGTCGTAAACGACACCTCCACACAACGGGCTAGGTATTCGGAAGGGGGAGCGCTTAAGGGAACTCGTCAAGAAGCCAATTTCATTGACGGTGTTGGTGTCAACGTAACTGTTGCAGATAATACGACCAACAATCGTGTTGATATTACAGTTGCCAACACAGGTGTTGTAAACGCAGAAAACAATACCGTCACAGGTACGAGATACGAATTCTTGTCTTCTGTTACGACGGAGACAGACGGAACCAAAACACTCGAACTTCGCCCCCTAAAGCTGGGTAGTTCGAAACTCACGGCAAGTTATTCGGATTCCAACCAAGCAATCACGCTGGATGTTGATCCGGGAAACATCAACATTAATGACCTGAACACCACCACCCCATTGGGCGTATCAGTGGGGGGTACTGGGGCCAGCACCTCATCGACGGCGCGGAACAACCTGGGTGCGGCCAAAAGTGGAGCCAATAGCGACATCACCAGTCTGAGCGGTCTGACTACACCCCTGTCGGTCAGTCAGGGTGGTACAGGCGCAAATACTGCTGACGCGGCTCTGCGGGCCTTGGCAGGTCTGAATAACATCGCAGGTGTTGGTGCAGCTGGTGAAAACCTTGTTTTTCAGTCTGCCACCCTGGTTTCGGGCTCGTATCGAGCCGAGCTTCGGGGTATCAAAGCAACGAGTACCAACTACATCACCGTTGCTACTGACGGATCAGACATTGCGCTGGGTGCTAACCCAAATAATATTCTTGACGGCATCAGTGGTACACGCAACCTGAATGGCGCCCGGCTTAGCAACGCGGGCACCCCTGTCAGCTCGAACGACGTAGCGACCAAAGCTTACGTCGACGCGCAGACGACAGGTCTGGATATCAAAGATTCCTGTGTAGCTGCCTCCACAGCAAACTTGGCAGCCACCTACAACGGAAGCGGTCAAACTCTGACCGGCAACTCCAACGGTGCCCTCACGTTGGATGGAGTCTCCCTTTCTGTACACAACCGAGTACTGATCAAAGATCAGACGACTAAATCGCAAAACGGTATTTACACCGTAACGACTATAGGCAGCGCTTCAGCCCCCTTTGTACTGACCAGAGCTGAGGACTTTAACCAGAGTGCCGAGGTTGGCGCTGGCACCTTTACGTTTGTGGAGGCTGGCTCCGTCAGTGCTGGCAAAGCGTATGTACAAACTACGCGAAACATTACCATTGATGCCTCGGACATAACGTTTAGTGTCTTCGGGACCTCTGTAATCGGTACTAATTCAATTAGCAACGACAAACTTGAGCAGGTTAGTGAAGCCACGCTGAAAGGCCGCGCAGCCGGGGCTGGTACAGGCAATGTTTCTGATCTGAGCGCTGATCAGCTTGTTGCCTTGGTGAATGCGGCGACGTCCGCCACAATCAATTCAGCTCGTCTGTCACTGCCCAGCACTGCCGACACCAATGCTCGGGTAGCTGTCCGGTTCAACACCGACAGTGGAGCCACTGGTACCCGGAGAGCGATTCGGTTCATTCCTGGCACCAACGTAACCATCGCTGTTGCCGACGATGCAGCAAATGAAGAGGTAGATGTGACTATTAGTGCATCTACGCAGGCCGCATCGGTCTCTGTTGGCCTCCTAATGGCTCTGGGCTAAGTCGGTATAATTAACTGAGAGACTTCTTGTAGTTCAAAACAGGCCGATATGGCTGAAACTTTCGCAAACGCTAAGGCCAGGCTGAGCAACACCACCGAGACTGATGTCTTGGCGGCTGTACCAGCGGCTACGACCCGAATTGTGCTGTCGGTGTTGGCCTGTAACACCATTGACACGACAAGTTCTGTCGACTGTACGCTGAAAATTACGAACAGCTCGAACACCTCGCTGGCCGAGCTTGCTCACACGATTCCGATCCCGGCAGACTCCGCCCTGGAACTGGTCTCGTCAAAGCTCGTGCTGACCACTGGAGATAAGCTGCGAGCCATCTCTAATAACGCAAGCGGTTTTCTCGACTTTGTGGTCTCTTACTTGGATATCACCTGATAGGTGAAACATGGCAGAAAAACACGATAGTTCGGGTGGGTACGTAGGCGCCGCTCCCACTCAGAATGCCTCGGCCACACCTGGCGTGCATAGTGCTAGGTACCGAGAAGAGAGAAAAAGATCTGGTAACTGGGCGGGAACTGCGGAGCTGACGTCAACGTATAGCTCGGGCACGATGTCGCTGACTGGCGGTCGCGATACAGTTCTTTTTGCCCTGACATGGTCAGCAAATGTCGTAGGCAATGCCGGAACGACGATCACACTGCGACGGGATAGCGATAGCAGTCTGATTGCGTCCTGGGTGATGACCAATGGAGCCACGTCAGGTACCAACTGGTCAATCTCAAACAATTCTCTGACGTTGACTGTCCTGGGAACTGCAACAAGCTCCCTGTCAGCTGGTACCGCACTTACGCTGACCGTCCCTGCGCAGGCTGTCAAAAGCACAGACGGGTTCCCTAACCTCACAGGGTTTACGGTCGCCTGCACAACGGCTGCCTATGGAGGCGCAGCTGGTAGCGCTGCAACTTCTGCCAAGGCTATTCAGCAGGTCACGGGAACGACCACGAGTGGCAACTACTGGATCAAAAACGTAGACGGTACAAACGCTAGGCAGCTGTACTGTGACATGAGTACTGACGGCGGTGGCTGGACCCGGTGGTACAACATGCCTGGGGCATGGAGAAATAACATGCCAAGTCAGACAATCGCTGATTACAACCTAGCCTCATTTAATACTGACACGTCGCACTACAGCGCAGCCACTCATAGGAAAAGCCGAGCTGATAGCCACAGCAGTGGAGGAAGGCTTGACTATTTAATTGAGCAAACAGCAGGCAATATTAAGTATCGCTTTCGCGGCTTGATGGAAGGCGACCCTGGCGCCGGCAATAGAAACGTTTCACACATTTCCGGGGTTTCATCTTCACATTTCGACTTTGGCTGGTTTGCCAATAGCAACAATGGTTATTGGCAGGGCTACAACAACAGCACTAACAGCAGCTGTTCAAGTTCAACCAATGTTGTTCATGGGGTATCGGGCAGTAATAGCTGGAACAGCGGTTATTTCGCATTTTGGAGGGGGTATCATTCAGATCCAGGTACAAGCGCTGGGTGCGGAGATCACTGCGGAAACACAAGAAAGTATTGGTATGTATCTCCTTCATTGTGGTATCAGGAAAACTGCTTTAGCAGCTATTACAGCGTAAGCGACACCACAACGTCCGGTACGCTTCGTATTTATTACAGGGAAGTTGGTACATTAGGTTCAGGCTCGTTGTAAGTTGATGTTGTACTCATTTCAAGGCGCGGAGCCTACCGAGCTGCCTAATAGAATCAAATTCCCCGGGGGTAGAACGCACTATCTCTCTGAGGGTGAGCTCAGCACTGAAGAGCTTGCGGAAGCTGGCTGGACTGGGCCATTCACTCCACCTCCTTTCGAGCTTGGGGCAGAGAAACTGCAGTGGGATTCTGAGCTAGAAAGCTACCGGGTAATTGAGCTGTCAGAAGAGGAACGAGCCAGTCTCTGGTTACAGAAAGGTCTAGAGAATAACGAGGTAATTAAAGAGCTCAGAGCTGTAGCCGTAGCTCGTAAGGGACAACTTGAGGCACTAGGACTTAGTACTGCTGCAGTCGATCAGTTTGTAGCCTACTTGAACGCAATTGGGTTAGACAACCAGAACCCGTTCTATCTGAGGTTGCCATCTCTTACTCTGCTTGGCATTGTTCCCGGAGTAAGAGCGTTGAACGACCCCTTTCACGAGTGGCTAAAGCAGCATTTTGAGTCTGATCTTAGTCACGGCTATCACGTTGAAGGAGAAGATCTTCAAATACGCGATGAAGGGTTGTTTGAAGCGCACAAGGTAGCGGTCATGCCCGAGTTTCTTAGCGCCACGCTGGAGGCTCAATACAGTTGCGTAGCGTTCTTCTCACGTGTGGAAGATCACTTCAACGCTACGGGAGATGTACTAATTAATGCCTACGGGTCGTACGACGAGTTAGTGGTCACAGATAATGGGGTTGAGCTTACTGTCGAGCATGACCAAGTAAGGCTGAACGGAACGGGAAGACACGAGCTGGAACTTAAAGCGACCAAAGCCGGACAGCTTTGCAGCAACAAAGATGTATTGACAGTGGAACTTATCTAAAATGGCATCGATTAACAACTCTCAGGGTGGTTACTTGGCGGGCCGCCCCTCTCAAAACACTTCGGCTCACCCGGGTCTAGCTGGCCGTGAATACGAGGGGGCTCAGCGTAGAAGAAACAACAGACCAAGTTCAAAAGCGGCTGCCACAGTTACCGCTACCCCGAGCAGCTTTACTGCCGTATCTAGCTTTACGATTAGTTTTTCTGAAAATATCGTTGGTAACGGCGGGACGATCAGTCTTTCAGGTGATTTAGGTTCTACGACATTGAGCGTGGCCTCAGGAGCTTATTCGGGTACTAACTGGAGTATCTCGGGAGGTACCCTCACGATCACGAATACCACAGCCTACGCAAGTCCCAATACAAATCTTACGTATAGCTGCTCAGCCGGATGCTTTAGAACGACCGAAGGTTTCTCCTGCAACAGTTTTAGTGGTACTGCCGCAAGAAGAGCCTCAGGCGCCAACAGTAGCGACGGCGCCGGTTCCGCTAAAAGTCTTCTCAACTCGGGGTTTACCAGTTCCGGTAACTATTGGATTAGGAGCGTGGATGGTACGAATGCCAGGCAGTTGTACTGTGACATGACGACTGACGGCGGGGGCTGGACTCGGTTCTTTAATCAGCCTTCGATTTCATCGGCCAGCAAGACCGCCCCATCCAATACTGTCAGCAATTACAACCTTACCTCATTTGATACGGATACGTCCCACTACAACGCCTTTGCGTATATGGAGGGTCGCAGAACGTACAGCACTAGCGGTAGACATGAATACCTGTTGGAGCAAACCACGGGTAACTACAAGTTTGCCATGGACAGCTTTATGGAAGGAGACCCTGGCGTAGGCTCAAGAAATGCCAGGAATATCAGCAATATCTCATCTGGGCACTTTGATTTTGGTTGGTTTAACAACAACACAGTTGGTTGGTGGTCAGGTAGGCTAAATAATACCAGCAGCTACTGCGTTAGTTCTCAGAATATCAATCACTTCGTCTCGGGCTACTCGCCGGGGTGGAATAACGGCTACTTCCAAGTATTTCGAGGCTATCACTCCGACCCTGGAACTTCTGATGGTTGTGGTGACCACTGCGGAAATGTCAGACGCTATTGGTATATCTTCCCGTATATTGGCTACCAACAGAATTGCTACTCAGACTATTCAAGCTGGAGTGGGTACGGCGGTGGTGGTACCGTGCGCGTTTATTTCCGAGAGCGCGGTACGCTCTCAAACAGTGCGTACTAAATAGCTGTCTGCTCGACAAGCCCGGCAATAACTTCTCTAAATCGAGCTTTAGGCAACCCTCCTTGGTATTTCGCCAAGGGGGTCAACTCTCCTTGCTCTCCACGAGACGCAAGGACATAAGTTGGCCAGCCGAATATTTCGTCAACAGCCACAAAACTATTAAAGAGTTGAGTCAGTGCTTGTTCAGAGCAGCTGTCTGGATAGACCTCCTTGAATTCCAACTCAAATTCAGCAGCAATGGCTTGATCATGAAACGCCATCCTCTTGCATAAACCGCAGTTTTCAGAAGAAAACTTGAGGAGAACTGACGGGCTCAACTTGCCTGACATGGTGGTCTTTTGCTGTCTAACAGCTCGTATTCGGGTAAGGAATAAAGTGAAGTGAAAGCAGAATAGTGAGCAAACCGCTGCTCGTTGCTATCAACGATTGCAGGACGGGCGACGCCCTCTGGATAAATATCAAAGCTCACAATGACTCTAGGCTCTGGTCCTACGTGAGGATCAGTCCCATGCATCAGAGTGGAATTGAACAGCAACATTTGACCCGGGACGTCAGCGATCCAAGTCCAGGGTTGCCCCGCACCATCTAAACCGAGAGCCAGACCTTTGCCATTATTCGGGGCACTCAGACACAGAGTACCTGTGAGAAAAGTGTAGGGATCGTTATCCCAGCCATGCATATGCGGCTCAATCCAGTCCCCAGGACGGTAGATAGAGACCCAGCAGGCTGCGGCAAAAGCGCGTGAGTAACCCAGTTCAGTCAAAGCCGCCTGAATGCCAGGCACTAGCTCATCACCAAGGGACGTCCTGAGCCAGTTGAACTGGTCATAGCCATGGGGCCACCGGTGTTCTATGTAGCACCCACCGTCTACAAAATCCTCGTTGTTGTCAAGGATTAAACGTCCCAGGTCAATAGCCCGGGTAGCCGGAATGATGGTGTTCCGAAAAAGTAATTGTGGCTCAACTGGAACTGCCGTCTTCATACTTATTGGAGAACAGTTTTGACATGAAACTCCACCTGTCAGCTACAGCTTTTCTAAGCATGAAGTAGGGACAACGGCTTCTATCTGCAGCGGGATCAAGATCCTTCCCAGCTTCTAACGAGAAATTGGTTCGATAAATAGGAAGCATCCTCAGAATCGGAGTGCCAGCGGGGACCAAATGCTCACCGACTGGCCCCGTGAATTCAAAAATCCATTTCACGTCTAAGGGGTACTGATCAACTGGAACAATTCCAGAAAACGTTCGCCAAGGCCGATCAAAGTAACCAGGAACCGGTTCGTAGAGAACGGAGACCCCAGGGTCACCGGTAATCGTCCACGGTGCACTGAGCTTGATGAGGGTTTTAGACTCAATCCCGGAGTCAGGGCCAAACATCATATCGACATCAAATCCATGGATTTGTTCATCGAAAAGCTTGTCGCCGTGATTAACCTTTACTTCGCCTTCTTCAGTTTTGACAATAAGGACATCGGACCAAAGTCTGATGATGAAGCCACTGGTCATCCAGTCAGCGATTGCTGGACACCCCTTGACTGAAGGTTGCGAAATTAGGGCCGCATCTTTTTTGCTAAAAGCCGCCCAGAATTTGGGGTCGTAAACATTGCCAAACCGATGCGGATGCCGCTTAGGGTCGACAGTGTAGTCCATATTTTTCCACCACTTAGGCAGCTCTCTTGCTGCTGCAACGGGAGGAGGGAGAACGCCCCTATACGAATCTTCCCGAAGATGTAGATAGAGATTTTTTCTGTTAAATGGCATAACGCCTTGAGCGTACAGCCGAATGTAGCAAAAGAGCTCAGTGGGTTACCCCAGGGCAATTGCAACACCAACCGATGCGCCAGCTGCGATAGTCATCCACGAAAGATTGGCAGATCCGTCAGTCCTGAGAACTTGGTTAGCCGTGCCATCGCTCGCTGGCAGAGTCCAGGTCACGTTTGCGGTAATGGCAGCAGGGGCTCTGAAAGCTACCCAATGGGTGCTGTCGGAATCAGCAAAACGAATCGGTGCCTGTGCGTTTAGTGTGACGCTGCTCGTAAAAACGGGTGCTGCCGCAGGAGCCCTAGAAGTATCGGTCTCATGAACGTGGTCAGCGCGGGCGTACTTGAGCGACGTGCCAACCGTAGCCGTACCATTTGTAGCGGGAGTGGTACTGGCTGCTTGTCCAAGAACAAAAGCAGTAGTAGCAATCTGCGTCGTATTGGTGTCGGCGGCGGCTGTCGGAGCTGAAGGTGAGCCGGTTAGCGTGGGACTAGCAAGGTTGGCCTTCGAGGTATCCGAGGCATGAACGTGATCAGCTCTCGCGTATTTAAGTGAAGTACCTACGGCCGCGACGCCGTCCATAACTGGCGTCGAACTGCTTGCCTGACCCACAACAAAGGCAGTGGTGGCAAGCTGTGTCGTATTGGTATCCGCAGCAGCAGTAGGTGCGGCCGGCGTCCCCGTGAACGTCGGGCTTGCGACGTTTGCTTTACTTGTATCCGAGGCGTGAACATGATCTTCACGCGAGAAACGGGTAGCTGTTCCCGCAGCTGCCGCGCCGTTCATCACCGGGGTATTGCCACCTGCCTGACCTACAACAAAGGCAGTAGTAGCAATCTGAGTAGTATTAGTGTCAACTGCTGCAGTTGGTGCTGTGGGCGTACCAGTTAACGCTGGTGACGCTTTAGCTGCCAGTCCATCTACATTTACAGTTTGGGTGCTGGTCGTAATTTGATCGACCTTTACTGTTCCGTACGGCATTTCAGATAACTGCCCAGGTTGCGTTGGTGGGCACCTCCACGGTCACCCCAGCGGCCACTTCAACTGGGCCTACCGATACTCCATTGTATCCAGAGGTCAAAACAATACTTTCTGCAATTGTTTGTTGACTAAGCAAAATAGGTCCGGAAGCGGATGAGGCTCCGCCTGCGGACCCAATTTCAACGATCGACGCAACACCACCAGATTCCTTGCGGGTAAACAGCTTGCCATCTGCAATATTGACAGCTAGCTCACCTCCACTAAGGTCTGAAACACTTGGTACCTTGCCTGGAACCGAGCTTCTTTTTATCCGGATAGTGTTAGCCATAGGTTAAATCAGAAAGTTCCCCCATCAAGGGTCACGTTATCAATAGTGTTGCCACTACCAGTAATGGCGACATTGCTCATTACTCGGGAACTGCTCAAAACTTCAGTTCCAGCAACTTTGTACCCACCTGAGGTGACGTTAACCGACTGGTTAAAGCTCCAGGAGCTTGTAGCGTTAACCCAAGTGATGGTGTAATCGCTAGCGCCTTTAAGGGTAATACCACCACCGTCAGCCGTGGTGTTAGTAGGTGAAGCAGTGTCACCAAGAACAATATTCTTATCTTCGACCTTTACTTCGGTCGTTGACAGGCTGGTGATGGCACCGTTTACAGTCAGATCGCCTGTAACAGTAAGATCACCGCCAACATTCAGATCGTCTGTAATGTTGACAATATCCGGGAGACCAATGGTGAAGGTCCCGGTCCCGGCATTAGTAGCAACATCAACTTCGCCCGCTGTACCCTGCAGCGTGATCGTGGCGCCGAGGGAAGTGGTGACCGCAGTGGTGGTGGTCGATCCCCCCAAGGGCGTAGCAACACCATTAATAGTGATGCTGCTGTTAGACAGCGCACTATTGGGAATGGACGCAAGGCTAATAACACCAGTGGTGCTGTTGTAGGCAACCCCCGTCGTCGGACTGGCTGCCGAAATTGCAGCACGGGCCCGAGCGTCGGTGTAGTACCTATTGGTACTACCTTCACCGATGTCGTCGGTATCCAAGGTGACACTGCCACCTAGGCTGACCGAATTTGAATTAATGGAAAAACTGCTGTTTGCTAGGGAGCTGTTCGGGACAGCTGACAGAGCAATGACACCAGTTGAAGAGTTGTAAGTAACACCGGAGGCCGACGTAGCACTAAAGTGAGCTCGGACTTCGGCAGCAGAGGGGCCGGTATAGGTCAGAACCCCAGTCGAACTGTTATAGGAGAGAGATCCGTCGCCACCAGAATCCGTTACAGAGATTGCTCCCCGTGCCCGGGCATCGGTGTAATAGAGATTAGTCCCCTCGGAAACTTCAGTAGTGTCCAGACCAGTAACAGTCGCACTACCAAGCGCAACGGTACCTGTAAAGGTCTTGTTGCCGGAAATAGTTTGGTTGGTGCTTAGTGTGGCGTAAGCACCAGAACCGCCAATTGCGATGACGCTAGTGGCATTACCACTGCCATCGTCGCCGTAGCCGTAGTAAAGAGATTGATCGCCCGTGTTCTCGTTGTAAGCGAGTTCGCCGGCCTTCAGAGCATTAGGGGCACCAGCGGCACCTGCACTAGCTCTGCGTTTGATTTTAAGAGTGACAGCCATTAGAAGGCACCTCCAGTGATGGTCAAGTCGTTTTCAAGTTCATTTGTGGGCGTAAAAGCGGAACCATCCCACTCCAGAACTTTTCCGATGTCCCCTGAGCTCAGGGCGTCAATTGCAGCGATATTGAAATAACCAGTCTCGGCAGTTGACGGGCCTTGAGGGCCTTGCGCTGTGAGTGTCACAACAGATGTGACTGGCTTTTTAACCTCGACTTGTGTCGCAGTTTCAGTCACACGTAACACACTAGAAAGTGTGCGAGACACCTGAACTTGGTGGTTAATCACGGGACCCCCGTAAATCCAGGATCAAGGAAGGCTCTTCCCTGCAATATGTAGTATTTATCACCGCCAGGTTCCGTGATAAGCACATCGTACTGACACTCGCTTGTAATACCAGCAGTAACAGGAGCAGACAATTTAATGCGAAACTTCCCGTTGCTTTGGTCTACCCAAGAAGTCTGGAACGAAGCTACGGCGGCAGTATTGAGCCTATTGACCAGCTTGCCAGCAACTGTATAACCAGTCATGTTGACACCAGCACCCGTGGAATCCTTGTACTGGAGATCCAGTGAAAAGGTTGCACCCTGATGAATGGTGATGTCGTATGTCCCCGGCTCAATCACGGCACAAAGCCAGTCTATAAATACAGTTTAGAATACAAATCTAGTTATATTAAAAGAAAAGCGTTGAACTTGTGGAGCCTGTACTACCTCTGAGCATTGCGCTCAGCCTAGTAGGCGGGGCGGCATCTGCTCTCCTTACTCTGGGCAAGCGGTTTGACGATATGGAGAAGCTGAATGCAACACGAGTTGAGCAAGTCGACCAGCGCATGAATGCTATCGAGATTCGGCTGGCTAAAGAATATGTGGACAAGGAAGATCTTGCGGCCTTGATGGAGCGACTTGACAACCGGATTGACCGAATGGATTACAAGTTAGACAAAATATTGATTGGTTACAATAAGTCAGCCCCTGAAGCTCATCACAATGGGTCTTATTGAATCCCCCATTTTCTGGGTAATCCTTACTGCCGTATCGGAGATCTTGGCTTTGATCCCCAATGACAAAGTCAAATCAAACTCCGTGCTGCAGCTTCTCGCGTCCGCGCTTCAGCTTGTACTGAAAGCCCGTTCCGGAAAAAAGTAGAACTGCGATTCTCCTCTCGTTCTTGGCAGGAGGAGTTTTTACGCTGGGCTCAAGCTAAAAAGTTCTACACCACTCTTCCTGGAAAACTTGACCAGGCGGAGAAAGAGTGGCATGCCGGCCAGCCATCAGAGCCCCAGCCCCAATTTGTTGAGCATCCACCCGATGGCTCTAAAGCCCAGGAACTCCTTGGAGGGACCATGGAAATTAGAGCACCTTGGTTAAATAATGACAATGTCTGATCTAGCTCTCGCACCAGGCAAACTGCGAGATTTTTTCAAATACTTCAATCCCGATAACCCTCAGCATCTCGCTGCTGTTGACTTGCTTCAGCAACACGTTGCAAAAGCTGACCCATCCTTGATGGTGGAACAAGCTGAATGGATCGAGCTGTTCCGCGCCAAAGCACCTCAGCAAGAGCCTGCAGCCGAAGTGGAAAACACCTGGGCAGGTATTGAAAAAGCCGCCTCTATTGCCGGAGCTAAATTCCCTGAAGTCCTTGCGGCACAATGGGCACTTGAGTCTGGATTTGGCCGCTACCCCAGTGGTAAGTTCAATTTCTGGGGAGTGAAGCAAACAGGTAGAACTGGCGGAACTATTAAGACAACGAAAGAGTTTATCAAGGGCGAGTGGGTAACCATTGAGGCTCGCTTCATGAATTTCGCCTCTATCCAAGAGGGTGTCGACTACGTTGTTAACCGCTGGTACAAAGACTACGACGCGTACAAAGGAATCAATAGAGCCGCGACTCGGGAAGAAGCTGCTCAGCTCTTAGTGAAAGAGGGTTACGCAACTGATCCGGCATACAGTCGCAAGCTTATTAAGCTGCTTGATCAGTACGCCGGTTCAACTACCAAACTCCCATCAGATAAAGACACCGGCATAGATCTACCGGTTCCTTTCTTTTCCCAGCTTGACTCCGAAACAGATCAGGCGTATCGCATGTGCTTTTCAAGCACTTGTGCGATGGCTGTTGACTTTTTGAGACCAGGAAAGCTTCAAAGTAGTCAAAAAGATGATTTCTACTTGAAGCGCGTACAGCAATTCGGAGATACCACTGACTACAAGGCTCAACTTAGAGCTATGGAGTCATTTGGTGTTCGTGGGTCGTATCGACAGAATTTGGCCTTAAGCGACATCAAGATTCAGCTGGAAAAGGGAATTCCAGTGCCGATTGGTGTGCTGCACAAAGGACCGAATACAGCGCCGACTGGCACGGGGCACTGGCTTTTGGTCGTTGGACTGCTTGACGATTCCTATCTAGTGGTCAACGACCCCTACGGAGAAATGTCCGTGATTACTGGCGGATATCTCGCTAATAAGAACGGTGATCACCTTAAGTATTCAATCAAAAACTTCCTTCCCAGATGGACTGTTGAAGGTCCAGGAACTGGGTGGGGTATTCTTCTTAACAAATAATGGCTGTACGCGCAAAGAAAGGACTCAGCGGAACTATTCATATCGCTGGTAAGCCTAAAAGGACACGAATTGGTGACGGCTGGCGTGTGCGTTCCCGTGTCTTTTCAGGTCGCACTAAGCGTGCTAGTGCTCGCAAAAAATACAGAGGCCAAGGTAAGGGCTAGCGCCCAACTAACCTAAATAAACCATCAGCGTAAAACGCCAGTACCGTCCAGCCCAAAAAGGCTGAGATGATGCTGGCGTTTCTGTTGTGTTTTCGAATAGCCGCGTCAATCAGCTCTTGCACTTCCTCACGAGTGATTGACATGAGTTTATTCTTGAAAACGTTTCCAACCCGTGGCTAATGCGTAGATCTCAGGATTGGCTTCTAAAGGAGCCATCTCAGAAAAGCCACGCTTCCAATTATGCTGACGCATAACCTCTTCAATCTCATCCTTAATTTCGTTCAAGTCTTCAAGAGTACCAGTAAAACGAAATCTGACGTACTTAACCTTTTCACCCATGGCGGATGGTGCCGTTGCAATGCAATTTTTTGTGCAACTCGATAGCTGTATCTAGACTCTGGCGAGCCTTAATCAAATCCTCTAGTTGCTTTTCTGGCACCCCCAAATACTTATGAGGATAGCGCTGAATATACTTTATCGAATTGATCAGCACATATGTCAACAACCCTGCCAAGCCATACATGGATTCGCCTACGTCGTAGGGCGACACTCCTTTGTTGTAATGAGTTGGATTGGCAGCATCATTCTCCGTCGAGGGCAGACTGAAGCTGAGATGATCCTCTCCAGATGATCCAAACACTGGGGCAAACATTTGCCGATACATTTGATGCAGCCGAATGTACCAACAATGGAGTGGGAATTGACCGTTCGTACTACCGAGAAGGGCGCAGGCGAGCTGATCGCTCAGATACTTGAATCAGACCTCACCTACGAGCAGGTCTTAATCAAAAGCCCGGACGCCCCCAACGGAGTCGTGATGCTGCCTTACAGCGAGCGGCTCCGTGACGCACTAACCCTCCAGTCCTTCGACGCGGCGTCATAAGGAGCGAACCGGTCGCTGACTGTCGCCGCCATTTCAGACCACGCCAGAGCAAGCTCAGACACCCAGCAGCACAAGGCAAAAGCGGTACGACGCATCGGTCGAATTAGCGGACTAATTCAATGTATGGGGTCTGGTGGGGTCTGAAACGCGCTTGGCACACCAGGCACAGTGTTAAGGCTTGCTTATACCCCTACAGCAGCTGGGGACTAATGGGGGGAAAAATGCGGCAAACAATTAAAACGGATCTGTCAAGCCAGTCGTGACGCCGGTTTTCAGCAGTCTTGAGACAGAAAAAACTGCGGAAAACACTAGTAGTCAAAAAGCCCAGTCCCGAGGAAATCTCAGACTGGGCATTATGGATTCTAATAAATGCTATAAAGCACGCTAATCAAATAGTGGACGATCCGCCAACCGTCACCGGTCGAGGTGGTAGCGCTGCCCCCTGTACATGAGCTCGGTGGAGACGTGCTCCTCATGAGGTGCCACGGTGTACGGCACACCCCGGTAAGCCTTCAGCGAGATCATCTGGGCGTCGCTCAGAGCCCTGTGACGGGTGATCTGGTCCTTGATCAGGGACAGGTGATTGAGAACGGTCATGGGTCAACCCAACAGCGGCCTGACCCCCGTTGCTTGGTCAAGCTCAAACTGCGGTGCAGGCACTCCTGCACTCAACGTGACCCCATTTTAGGGAAACTGTAACAATTGTTACCAACTGAACTTTTTGGGTCCCGCGTTACAGTGGCAACAACCTTGTCCTGGCAAGGGATTTGGGCCGTTAGCTCAGCTGGATAGAGCAAGTACCTTCTAAGTACTCGGTCGCTGGTTCGAGTCCAGCACGGCCCGTCTTTTCATCGCCTCAGCATCCAATCCAGTTTTGTGTTGCTGAGTAAAGCCCAAATAGAGACGGCTTGAGAAACCCAGTCGTTGACAGGGGTCTTAGTCTGCCTTCTAAGCCGCGCAAAAGCCGCTTGGGCACTGACTTGAGACACCTATACAAAACAGGACAGCAGTCCTGGACTGGGATCCCTTGCGCCGCGAGCAGTCTCATCCTATTTTGGACAGGCGTTGCGGAGTAAAGAAATGAGTAGACAACAACGCCTGGCCGCCTGGCAGGAGCGCAACGCTGTCCTCGCTGAGATGGGCTGCCGCTTTAGGCTGCGACTGACGTCTCAATCGCCCATCTACTACATCCGTGCTACGCAACCATTTCCGGATGGCACGAAGATCAAATCCACGTGTATAGATTCACGTGAGTCTGACGCCCTGAACCGGGCCTTCCGCTTCTGCCTGGAGCTGGAGGAGACCCCCTCCCTGATCGAGCGCAAGACCTCCCAAATTGGGAGCGCCGAGGAGCTGACTGGCTGGACGGCCCTGACCCTGCGCCTCAAGGAGCACCTCACCCGGCGGGGCACCAGCATCCACACCGACTACGCGCGCCACATCCGCGAGCTGCAGGCGTTTCGGGGTGGGGTCAGCGCAGAAGCGGTCAAACGGTGGGTGCTCCGCGCCCCCTTTGACAGCCGCGAACGACTTCGTCGCGTCACCACAGCCCGGCGGCTGTTCGAGATCGGTGTGGGGATCGACCGGGACTGGCTTGACCGCACCAGGGCCGAGAGCACCTTTAGCGGCGACAAAATCCTCGATCCCAGGGATCTGCCGACTGACGAGCAAGTTGTCGGGTTTGTCGACAACCTCCATGACGGGCCTTGGAAAACCGCCATGGGCCTGATCGCCACCTACGGCCTCCGTAACCACGAGGTCTTCCGCCTCGAATCCAGACCCGACGCCAAGGGTTGGATCGAGATCGCCGCCAACTCCAAGACCGGATACCGCCCGGTGATGCCCGCCCATCCGGAGTGGATCGAGCGCTGGAGCCTCCGGTCCGGGGACATACCCGAGTTCGTGCCGGAATCAACCCACCGGGAACTGGGCAGCAAAGTCTCGACCTTCTTCACCCGGTGGAAGCACCTAGCTGAATGGAGCAGCCCATCGAGCTACGACCTTCGCCACGCCTACGCCGCCAGGCTCCACACGCACCAGGCATACAGCCATGTGAGAACAGAGGACGCCGCGCAACTGATGGGCCACGGCGTTGACGTCCATAAAAAGACCTATTTGAAATGGTGCAAAAAAGAAGACCTCAAACGATCTATCCAGGACAGGCTGACCTAAGCATAAGGCCACGTCATAACAATGTCGTTAAGCCAAGCCTGCTCATCAAGCGGATTACGGGAGACGTATTCGCGGAAGAGGGATTTCATTTTGCCCAGAGGCAAGTCGACAGCAGCCGCAACATGGGCAACGTTGCTCTGGCCACGGTAGAGAATTTGAAACGCTTCTTCTAGCTGCATTTATAGCCTATTACTCAGAAAACGCGGCGGGACTTACAGCACGCTTACACCGGTCATCGGTCTGCCAACCGGTGTCCGCTATCAGACTTTGCCATTCTATACGCCCCCCTTCAACTAGTTGCGTATAAGCAAAGAGTGGCCTGCCCGCAACTCCTAATTTGGTTCAAATTAGGAACAAATTTGGAGTTGTCATTCCAATTCCTCAAGACACCAGCCACGATGAAACCATTCGTCACTAGATAGGCAAGAAGAATCAAGCTCCTAATCAAAGCAACGATATCGGACTCACGACTGCAGGAAGATGCTTTATCCCCTAAAGCTTTAGCCCATAGTCGCCACATCACTTCTTAAGGGATTCCGCAATTTCAGCCTGCTGTCTCAAGTATTTTGCCGCCTCCAAGAAGACATTATTTTCGAGCCGGGTTGCAACTACCTTGAGCATGGCAGCGGCTGCTTGATGAAACTCGTAGAAGCAGTCGTCAATCTGGCTGTCAAAAGCTTCTTCCATGTCAAGCCACAAGGGTCGTGCTGCTCGACGTTGTTGATCGACCCAGTCAGCAGAAAGTTGGAGGTCGTCATCTCGAAAAGCTTGTGCCACTTCTTGCATAACATTGGTGGCAGCCACATCCCACCAATCAGACGCCGCAGAAGTGTCCGAAGCGGTCCTCATTGCGTCTATGATTCTAGTTCTCAGAGAAGGGTTTGGCATTTCAGAAACCTGGCGGACCTCCGCCTAAATAGAAATAAACAAGAGCCGCTACAAGAATGCCGACACAGGTCATACCTACAGCGATATTAAAGAGGACTAAGCCTTCGTAAAAAAGACCAGACCAACACTGGAGGTCACACATCAGTCGTGGCAGACGTGATAGTAAAGGTGGCAAGATCTTGCGAGGTTTCCATCTCAACCTGATCCTCCAAAAGAATAAGGTCGTACTCCTTAGCCACTGAGGCCATCAACTCCTTCGGCCTGTACTCGTTAAAGGCCAATTGGCAAGCTCCCCTTGCAATGGCGTCTTCCGAGAAGCCTTGCAGGCGCATGATTTTTTCAAACGCAGCAAACCAACCGTGGGCGTTACAGTCGAGCATGTCGGCTTCAAAGCAGACAGTGTGAGGAGCCAAGGAGTCCAGCTCATATCCGCCGGACTCCTTTATCTCAATCTTGAGTGTGACGTGAGAATCCTGGTACATCAACCTTTTGCAAGGGGAAGAAGGCACTTGTCTGAATCGCAGCCAGCAGGACCGGCCTCTACCAGTTCGCCGCTGTCATACTTTTGAAGTGCGGCAAAGAAATCAGAGGTTTGTCTGCGCTCCAGAACCTGGGCGTGCAGCTCATCGTAACGAGCTTCATCAATAGGCTCAAAAGGTAGCCGAGGGAACGTTTCATTGGCGTCAAAACGCGCCAATAGAGCCGCAGAGATATAGCCATCGCCGTTGTCAATGGCGGAAAATATGGCGTCGGCCAAGGGCTCAATCTCATGCTCGCGAAACTCAATTGTGGCTGAGGTGTTGTGCGTGGTGTAGTACTTCTGCACCTGCATGTAGAAGTCAAACTGAGCTAGTGCAGAAAACTGACTAATGTCAATCTGATCGGCACCTTCCATACCTGCCCAGCTCACAGCAGTTGGGATTTCAACAAGCCATTCTGTGCAACGAGGGTCAAAAGGATCGGTAAGAAGACGGCCTTCATCATCCTTGTCCGACTGAGAAGGCACGACGGAATAACCAAAGTCAAGGCAAGCCAAGGCAACAGGGTCGTCCTTGCGGAAGGTAATGCGGCGAACAAAGCGTGCGGCCTTAGGAGGATGCCACCCAGAAGATGCACCCGTCAGAAGACTTTTGGTCCCTGCGGGCTGAACAGTTGTGCAGCGATTAGGAACACGGAGTCCGTTACGCTCGCAATAGGCACTAACTGCATCCTCAACAGTTCGGCGCCAGCGCATCAAATAACCTTGCTCAGCCGCCCTAAACGCTTTTCCTTCGTCTGTATTAGGTCTTCCGGCTTGCCACCATTGGAGCCAAGCGACTCCAAAGGAGTGGACAAAGAAGTCGAAAAGACCGGTGAAGCTGACTCCCACGATAGGGTCCAACTCACGACTCTTTCTGTAGCGCTTGACGGTAAAGCGGTGGTGGAGGAGGGCTGCCACTGCAATTCCAGCGGCTTTGAAGGCTTCAGTTTGGCCATGGATATCAGTGGGATCAATCCGGTTAAGGTGGACCTCAGACAAATTGCAGTGAAAGTCAGAACCGAGAATTTCACCACAGGGATTTAGCCCATAACGCCCCATGCGGTGCTGCATTTCCTCATAGGAGCATTCCGGAAGCTGCATCCACAAATAAGAAGCCGCCGTATCAATGCCCTCATCACAGTAAAGATCAACAAAGATTTTCCGCTGCTCCGGCGTTTTAAGGATGTCGGCATTGGAACGCGCAATGGCCTCTGGCGCAAATTGGATAGCACCCTCACCCGAAATGAACTGGTCTCGCACCGACTGATAAACCACCTCCCTCGACGGCTTTGTATGAAAAACAAGGGTGTGGTTAGCCATTCGCAATGCATCACGCTCCGGGTCGATACGCCAGTTGCCGTCGCTGTCCTGCTGCCAGAGGTACTGCTTAGCTAAACGAGCAGAGTCATCGTCTGAAGAAAACTGACGCATACCGGCGGAACGGCGGATGTTCCCTGCAACTACGACAGCAGCGGCCTCATCAATCAGCAGACAACATTCAACGGAAGACAGTTTCCGACCCTGAGCACGGTTGAGAATAGCGGCCATACGACCGTATAGATCTTTAAGCTTAATTGGGTTTGCTGTCCCACCAAAGCCTTTCAGTGTCTCCCCAGCCGGTCGAACATTTGAAAGATCCACAGTGACCTCAACCGGGCACGTTGAATCAAGGCATTCATCGCTTGCACATTCAAGAAGAGCCTGATAGCTGTCAACCCATCCTTGACGACTGTCGCCAACACAAATGCTGACTTTATTACCTGTATAAGTCACATGAGTGACTTCTTTGCGCTGACCTGCGGGAACAGTACCGATAGCCGAAACAGCGACAATCTTGAAACTATTTCGGATAACTGGAAGCTTACTGATGCAACGATCTTCAAGGATTGCGCCAGTACCAGAGCCCATCATGGCAAGATCCATCATGAGACCAAAGGCTTCCCAATCCACCAAATTAGTGGAAGTGCAGTTGTAAGCTCCGGAATAGTTTGAAGGATCGTCAATCCATTTAGTTCCGCCAACCCAAAGCCAACGACCCGAAGGCAAAACTTTTTGTTCCGCCTGCATGCGGTAAATCAGAGCTTTTTCGTCTTCAGACAATTCACCGAGGTCAGCTATGCCAGCAAGTGTGCGTTCAACCACATGACTCCAACTCTCTCGCCCTGTATCAAGTTTGCGGCTATAAGTGCGGTAAAAGACGGGATTTGCTGCGGGTGCCGAAGGAGAGAAGTCAGTATTCATTGTGCGGGAATGAGAAAAGTTAGAGAAACCACAAGGCCAACAACAGGCCAGAAAGGAATAGTGGGCCAGATGGCCGTGGCAGCTACTCCGATGGCAAAGGCCACAAGAAAGCGCCAAACAAAGACCAACAGTAAGAGCACAACAAAGAAACACAAGAATGAGTGTGTTTCGCGAAGTTCTTTCTTTAACTGAAAGAGGTCTTTAAAAACTGATTGAGTCATGTAACGACCTCTTCAGAAGTGTCGAAAACGCTGGCCGCCTCTCTGAGGACTGCAGCAATATCTGAGCGGGCTGGGTCGGAATGTGTGTTTTTGTTGCGCACCACATCATTGGCGTCCCAGATCAAGTCGTCGACAACCTTGCGCAGCACGTCAAGTGGCAAGGTGACGTTTAGCTGCTGCTTGAAATACTGATCGACATACGCCCACAGCTCTGAATATGCAGCGAGCTGCGCCGTAAAAGCATCGTGCCAAAGGGTCTCTTCCCCTTGGTGCTCAATCAAAGCCATGCCAGGCCAGAAGGTCCTCGCAGCATAGCTCTGTTTGGATGGAGACGCCAGCCGTTCTCGTTAGGATGGCCTAACAGGCGTGGCTGCTGTGATCGAACAACTCTTTGACCCTCAAGGAACGGTGTACTACCGAGTGACGTTCCCAGATGGCAACCGAGCCTATTGCGGTACGTGCTGGATGGCGGAGATGTACCTGGAACAGTGGAACGCTCAAAAATATGCTGTGAACTACAGAGGAGAAAACCTCAAAGTTGATCAGCCTTCAATTGCTCCTGAAGTTTAATTATCTGCAGCGTTATTAAAGCCCGCGCCCCTTCGCTTAAATAAGGACGCTTAAGTAGCTCAATGAGAAACAGTAATTCTGACCGGGCATTGGAGCCGGAGGAAAAAGTAGACGGGCTATCCATCTCGATTGACCAGGAGAACGGGGTAGTAACACTCGACTGGGATGAAGACTCTCCTTACGCAAATCTCTGCGCAGCAATCGCAGAAGACAACTCGCTCTTCTTTGAGCTGCTAGAAAACTATTTAGGTATCCTCGAATCAAATGACTGAACAGAGCTGGGTTCTACCCGTAGACGAAGACGGTGTCATTACCTTTCCTGAAGAGCTAATCGAGAAGATGGGCTGGGCTGAGGGAACCATCCTTGAATGGGATGTCAGGGAGGATGGGACCATTAGCCTGAAAGCTGCTAGCGACGAGGTTCCTCAGGATATTTCTGAGAAATGTAAGACTTCGCCGCCGCAAGAGTCCTGAAATAGTGACGGCTATTGTCGATGACACAAAACCAAGCAGCGTCATCTCCAACAGGAAAGCCAACTTCAAAGATTCGTATACCGTGAAAGTCGTAATACATCCGCCCCATCCTTAGCTAAAGAGACTTTTGTATCTCCAAAATAACGGCCGGCGTAGGGTCTTTGCGCAGGCTCGTCGTACTCAAAGAATGTAAGTTGAGCTATGCGAAGACCTGGATAGATAGGGATATGACCACAGTTCAAGATATTCTTAAGCTCCAAAGTAATTTTCCCTTCAAAGCCGCAGTCAATGAGACCAGCGAGCGAGTGGTTAAGTCCCTCTCTTGCTCGACTACTCACCAAATGCAGATGAGCTTCCACATTTGGCGGGATAGACAAGTACTCGATTGTTTCGCCCAACATAAACTGACCAGGGCCAAGCATAAAAGGCTTATCAGGCGAATAGTCAGCCAAGCTAAAAGGCTCAAAACCAACCCGGCCTTCGACAAAGGTCTCCTCACCTAGGTGCACGTCGTAACTGCAAGGTTGAACGCAGTCCTCCACAAAAGGGCGCACCATGCCGGCGGCAGCAAGCTCGGCAATACGACGGTCAATCAAAGCGGGAGTAGCGAGTTTTCTTTTTACCCCGGTACTGGCGCCGGAGTTGACGTTTGGAGTGGTACCAATCGAGGAAAAACTGAGCATCGTCTATCAAGCGATGCAGCAGCCCCATCGGAAGCTGATCAACTATGTGATCAAGTTTCGCCTTGAGGTCCTCACGGGCCACTCAACGTCTCTGTCGGGATAAGGATAGCCCTATTTAGCGGACCAGTCATCTCCGAATCCAGGCTCGGCCACAATTGGGACGTTGGTGATGCATACCTCGTAAGCCGCTGCTTCCATACAGTGCTTGAGCATGTCCATGGCCTCCTGAACCCTGTCTTCAGGAACTTCCATCACGCATTCGTCATGCACGCATGCGACTAAACGCATATCCGGATTGACTGCGAGATAGCTTTCCCAAAGCATGGCCAGCGCGGCTTTCATGCAATCACCGCCTGTACCCTGGACTTGAGTGTTGAGCCTGACCGTAAAACGATCTGTCTCGCCTGGAACCAAGAGACGGCGCCTACCCATCAAGGTTTTGACTTGTAGCTCAGCCCGGTTCCCCTGCGTTTTCTGCCAACCAATCAGCTGCGGATAAGCTCTGCGCCACTGCGACAGCTTTTCTTCTGCCTCCCTTAAGGGCATATCGACGCCATACTGAGCGACGGCCTGTTTTTGAATCGTCTTCGCACCCGCGCCGTATAGAGCCCCAAAATTAATAATTTTGGCGGAGGTTCTAGAAGCCTTATCAATTTGATCTTCCGGCTTGTTAAGCATTAGTGCAGCTGTTCGCAAGTGCAAATCAGCATCTTCTCGATAAGCCTGAGCCATCCGCTCCTCTCCGCTGCACTCTGCTGCAATCCGCAGCTCTAGCTGGGAGTAGTCTGCGATGACCAGCTTGTGGCCAGGAGAAGCGCGGAATCCTTGCCGGTGCTCCTTGCTGCGGTTTACCTGTTGAAGGTTGGGTCCCGAGCACGATGCTCGCCCCGTGTCCGTGCCGCACTGCCTGTAGGAAGCCCGGATCCTGTGATCGGGATACTCCTTGGCGTGCCCAATCAACTTTTCGATCTGTGAGCACTCGGTCGCCGCGTGCTTATAGCGCAAATACTGCCGGACAATCGGATAGTCCGGTGCCAGGAAAGCCAGGACATTCTGGTCCAAACTGCCGGTCACAGGAACTCCACCCGCTCTGAATACAGGAGCTAGCTGGGAAGGAGAGCGCAGATTAAAGCCCTTGATCTTGTTCTTACCCCGGCCATAAGAGGCGGGGTGAATCATGACTTCCCCGGTTTCGGGATGCTTGTACTCGTCAAGCACCCCAAGCTCCTCAAGGTGGGCCACAACCTCCTTTTCGACCTCATCGCAAGCAGCTCGTCGTTCGACCAGCAGCCGCTCATAGTGTTCGACGTCGAGGAAAAAGCCGTTGTACGTCATGCTGGCAAACGCCGGTAGACAGCGGCACTCCAGCTTGAAGATGTGAGTCAGCTCCTCCTTTTTAAGCTTTTCACGAAGTTTCTCATAAAGGGGAAACAGCAGAATCACGTCACGAGCGGCATACTCCAGCTGCTCCTGAGTGAATGGGCCCTCGTGACCGATGAAACTCTTTTGAAGTTCCTTCTTATCCTCCAGCCGCATCGCTAAATAGCGCTGCACCAAGGAGCCCAGGTCATTCTTGTGCCGCAACCCAAGATTGACCAACCGAGCACCCAGCATCGTGTCAAGGAGAGGCCCCCGCAGCGGAAGCCCATTAGCTTCCAAGAAGCCCCAGTCGAACGCCAGGTTCTGACCGAGTTTGACAATCCGGGAGGCTCGCAGAACAGGAGCCAGGTGACGCAGCTCCTGCCCTAGCTGACGGCAATCAAAGACATAAACCCTGTCAGGCAGCCCAA